CTAACAACTACACCGAATCAATGAAACGTCCCAGCATTGGACTTTGTTCTTCTTTTATTAATTGTAGTAAAACCACTAACACAACTCGCGAGAATTGAGCCTCTTTTATTGTTTTTAGCCTAGTTTTCCCATCTTCGGCCTAGGTTGCCGTTTGTTTATTATTTGTGAGGTCTAGCCTCTTCACGGTCTTGAAACCGCTATGTCCCTGCACTACGGCAGTTTTAGTATAATTAGAATGTATCAGTCCAGCACCCAAATTCAAAAATCTCTTCTCTCCTTATCTGCTGTTTCAATCATCGGGACATATTACTAAAATTATACATCTCATGCCTTGGAATTTGTTATTGTAGGAACCATTAGATTTACTATGAATGTAACCTATGCTCTGGAGGTTTTAAAAATGGTGTTCATGGTTTTTATTTGAGCAAACCTACTTTACCTGACTAGGGTTGTTGGAGTCTTATTCTCGTAAATGAATTAATAATAGAATTAAATAACCTATCAAATCCTTTACAACGTCTTCATCAGACTCTAGTGATGCGTTTCCTTGCATCAGTCTATTTAACTTATCGTCTATTCTGACCTTCAACTGCTCAGATTTATCTGCTTTTGAGAACACTCGTATTGGATTTAGCGCACTATCTCCATACTGTGTATTCTTGGACAGCAAAAATTCCTTGATTTCTTCTATCATAGACACGATTGCATCTCCAGATTCTCCCCAACTCTTGGAAGCCTTTGCCATCTTCTCCAAATTATCTTGCACTTTCTTTACAGGATACTTGTCTCCCCACGGATTTTTAATCCAATCTTTAGGAATAATATCTTCGTGTGAATCATAAGGTGTCTTTTTCCAAGGGGGATACTTATCTTCACTAAGGGGCTTTCCTGTCTTTGTAGACTTAGTTTTCTTTGGTGGGTTTGAACCATCTTTATGACGGCTCACTAATTCACCGCTTCTTTGTAACGCATAAATCTTATTTGTTACTGAACCTGCGGTTCTATTGGGAAACTCCTTGTGAATTTCCTTAATCTTAGTTCCTTTCTTCCATAAACGAACTAACTTCTTTACATCTGCTTTTGTCCAAACTGTTCTCATATAATCACTTGTTAAACAATGCCTTCGACATCTTTCTCCCATCTTTCTACTTTCGATAGAAATATAATATTATCACAAATTCCCATAAAGATAACATAATATGTCTACTTCTAGCATCTTTCTATTTTTCTCATTTTTCCACCCCCCTGCCAAGAAGGAAGGAAGGAAGGAAGGAGTAGTAAGAGAGTATAATAATAATAATAATATAATAATATATTATATATCTACTTATCACCCATTTCCTTACACATCATGCCCACTTCATTATTCTACCCCTATTAGAAAGATAGAAAGATGACATATCATGCCCACTTTTGTGGGGCTGAGTTGTAGAAATTGGGAGCCTTATCATATCATATAGGATATGGCATATAGATATGTATATACATAATGCATATGAATATCATATAAGCAAGCATCTCTAACTATTAATTCATGTGCCTGTTAACGGCGGTAATTTATTACACCATAAATATCAGACTATTGATATACTGCATTAGTCGGATTACGTTCTTTCTGCGTCAATAAATTGCCAATGTCGAAAGCACTCATACCCTTCCGTGAGAATATATAAACGGTGCGGAACCCCTCGCGGCCCCCTTCCGTTAAGAAGCCAAACACTACCATATGGTTTTAACTGGGCTTTGCTTCCAGCAAAAACCTGAAGAAAGTTGAGAGGGAATAAGGCCATTAAAGACCCTATTCCCCCTCGGTAGATTGCACCCCGAAACTTAGGTTAACGAAGGAAGAATTACTCATCCTCCGTGGTTATGTCGTCATAAGACGCACAAGCAGCAAGACCCGATAGAGAGCCGTCCCACTCACCGTCCTTGAACAGTTGTGTTGCAGCCTTTCGTGCCTTTGAAGCAAGTTCGTTTGCATACTCGTCAGCATCAGCGTAAACAGGGGAACCCTTGCTCTTACCGTGCTTTCGGAGAAGGGGCTGAGAATACTGCGAAGTAGAGTTAAAGAACTCTCTTGCTGCCTCTCGGATGTTATCAGTAGCAGAATCTACAACTGCGCGAGCCGCAGCAGGTAGAATGCCCTGATTCCCTCTCTTCCAAGGATAACCAGCGTATGGCTTTAGCATATCCTTAATGCTGTTAGTCAGCGAATCACGCGTAGAAGCGTTATTGTCGCCTGTCGTTATTAGCATCTGTGCAAGAGTAACAACGTCTTCTGGAATGTCTCCAACTTCTGCGTTACCTTCAAGCATAGTGCTTACTTTTATCTTTACTGAATCCCACTCAATATCTTCCATCTTTTATCACCTATGTGTATTTTCTTTCGTGCCCAAGTTTCGGGGGCATTCTTGGGAGAGTAATCGGATATATAAGAGGTTCCGTGCAAAGCAGAACCATATGGTAATGATAGCGTTTTTCAGGGGTCTGAAGAGTCGAGAAGGAAAAACAAGCCGTTTTCTACGAGGTTGGTTAACGTTATTCTCACGTTTTAGAAAAACGAGAAATAAGAAAAATGCCGGAGGGGTCACGGGTGAACCCTTTTTCGATTCACAAGGGACGGCTTCCGAAACTTTTCGTTTAACAGAAGCGATTAATGCTTCAATTAATATTTTATGCCCTACCATATGGTAATAATGGAACTGCGATAGTGGAGGAGATGAACATAGGGCTTGTCATAACAAGAGCCTAAGTGTTCATAGGTTTATCTCCTTCGCAATCGCTTGTGGAATATATACCCTATTTATCGGGAATGATATGGGTCACGCGTTTAGACGCGAACTAAAGCGTGACGTACTCTTTAGTTATGAATTAAAACTGGCGAGACATTTAGATTTTCACTTAGGTGAACTCTTGTTTTAATACAAAACTAAAGATTACGCACCCTTTATTCGCGTCTAAACGCAGACCACTTTATCAAACCATATGGTAAGTTAAAGGAGTCTTCTTAATGGTTTGTTAACTTGCAAACAACTATTGCAAGTTTAGCAGGCCAAGGAGGATACAGATAAATGACGGACAAATCTCAATTTGAAGCCTAAGCGAAGAGTCATTTTGCTGTATCTGGAAAAGGCCAAACCTTTATGTTAGACTCCTTTATTGTTTGAACCGGATTCTAAATCTGGTTATTATGGTGGCATTGGTTTAGTGTCTCCCGCAGTAACAGATACACTTAGGCTTCAATTTTTTGAATTGAATCCGTGACTACAGGAAGACACTAAACCTAGCATCACCTAAACAACCATATGGTTTGCTAATTATAAAATAAAGGTCTGGTGAGTTGTGATGATGCTAACATAATCTTTTGACGGGTAGGAACATCCGTTCCTAGCCTAAAGGGGGTCTTAAGACCCAGCCTAAGCGGTACTGCATTGGCAAAAGTTTATGATTGGCATCTGAACTGTTTGAAACAGACCTCAAATCAAAAGAACCCGATATGGGATTATCTTGCTTGGAGTTAAGCCTAACGCAAGCAGCATCAACACTTAGGCTTAGACTCTTAGGAGCCTATTATGCTGCATGAGTTATGCTTAACTCCTAGACTAAGTAACCATATGGTAGTATAATGAAATATATACAGTTGAGGCGGTTAATACGGTAAGGCTAAATTCAGGGAAAGGCCATAGCCGAACCTAAGTGGCCCTGAATCGGCCTTAGCGTATTAAGCAACCGAAATCTGTATTATTTCATGTTAATGTAATGTTTCTCCCCATTAAATGGGGAATAAGTGTTTATGGTCAGTAGGCTTCTAAGGCGGAGTTTCTCCACCGTGGCTGCCACACCAACTTTGAGTACGCTTAGGCTCTATTCTTAGGAATTAGCCTCTTTGTTGGATAGTGGCTACCACAGGGAGAAACCCGCCTTACAATCCACTATGACCTAATAACTTACCATATGGTGTGATACTTTGTGTCAATTGCACCTGATATATTCACCCTTAAACATAAGAATGCCAACGGCGCGGTTGGCACGGATTGGCTGAATAACACCATCGTTAGGGTGTAAAGCATCATTCTTGGTTCTTAGCGGGACACCGAGTCGTTCTTAGAAAGGAAAGGCAGGACAACGCCCTTAGCGGGGTAAGAATGAGTAAGCGCGGGTTAGGACTGTATACTCAAGATATGTAGAACTAACGCCCATGCGTCTTTGCTGGTAATCGAAAGAGAGTCCAGCATCCACCTTCATTTGCTCAGTTTCGGGTCTGAGAGTGCCTTAGGAAAGCACAATACAAAACCCACTCACACTCCCCAATGGAGAGATATGAGACTTGGACTTAGAATAACGGTAGATTAGCCTAAGTGTAAATCCAAGCATTCTCTCCTATCTGGTTTTTTACACAAAGTAAAACCATATGGTGTGGTACTTTGTGTTAAACACACCTCATATATTCACAATGAATCATAAGAACGGAGAGGAATTTTAGGGGCGCAAACCTATCTTACCTTTTCGGAGATGATTAAGATGAGCAATGAAATAGATGACAGCAAGTGGGAAACCAAGAAATCCGACCTAGAAGAGTGGTTCGCAGTTAATCCAGACCAAAGCGATTTGGCAATGATTGTGCGTTCAATGTTCGCTCTCGGTGATGCTAACCCAAGCACCCGAAAGAGATATTGGAACTCTATTGTAGGTGTATTCACCGATGTGGCAAATTCGCCCATTGGACAGGGGCGCAAGTCTCTAATGGATACCGCAACCAAGTCCTCATTCGACCTTTACTTGAATGAGACACTTTTTACCGCACTTCGTGATACCGTTTATCCATGTGTTTACGCAACCGCTAGAACACACGGAAAGTCCGGTGGTGTGCTTTACAACACCCTAGACGATGACGCTACCGTGTTTGCAACAGATGGCGTGAAGAAAGAGAGACTATTCCTCAATTCCGCTTACAATGCACACGCAAACGGAGATATGACCAAGAAATACCATTGGGACGGTTCTTATGATGAGAACGGTTATCCTGTGGTATCCTTCATCGGAGGCGATGAAGAGGAATAGGTGGGTTTTGCGCCCCTCTCCACCTCTCCGGTTTAACGCAAAGCAAACCATATGGTAGTGTGCTTTGCTAACACTTACCTGATATATTCTAAGAATAAGATAAGAATGATTCACATGATTAATGAGAATAATGAGACAATACCAATAACTGAGCCAAAATACGTGTTAGAAGTTAAACATATGAAATCAGGGTCTGCCCTTGTTCTATGTATTAGCAAATTACGAGTATCTGGAGACAACCTAAAGGAAGTAATGGCTGATATGCAATCAGCATTGTCCGATTACGTTGAAGCAATAGGAGATGAGTAAATGACGATATATGAGAGAAAGATGGAGATATACTTTGACACGGATATGGACGATGTTCCTAACCATGCTCAAAAAGTGCAAGGAATGCTGTATAATAGAGGCATAGCCCAAACGAGCAGTTATAACTATACTAATCCAGAAAGCCAGCCTAGTAAATATGGTTTCCAAGAGAAGGAAGATACAACCACTACTTATGCAATAACCGATAGTCACGGTCAAGTAGTTATGGAGTTAGATTACCATAGTCAAGCACAATTGGCTTTGGAGGGTTTGAAGAACTACGGTATTAATGGCACAATAGGTTCAATTGAAACAACAAAGAGAATGGACACTTGGATGAGAGTTCAAGGGCCACATCTTGGTATATTCGATGGTGACATTAATGGTGAACAAGATTGGTATGGTAAAGCAAAGATTGAATATGATGATAATGTGTTTTTGACGGCTAAATTAGAAACTTATGGATACACCTATTCGCTAATCTTTACTATTATCTATGAAGTTGATAAGATTTCAAATAGAAAGGCAGTAGAAGAAAAGGTTGTTCAAGTGCCATTGGCTGAGATGATGAGAATACGCGAGGCAGTAGAAGCAGTTCTTTCAGAACTAAGTGCTTGCGAATTAACACATACTGTTGATTGTGAGACTAAGATAATTAGTGAAGCAACCTACCAATGCTCACCAGAAACAACTGCCCTTGTTATGGGGGATGAAGAATGAAACATAGTGGTTTCTGTGAATGTGGGTATGAAACCCCATTAGTTGAAGATGAAGGAGATATTGATTGGGATTTATTACACGCCCATCAAGAGTTCTGTGAAGTGTTGAAAGGGCAAAAGAATTGTAACCTTCTTAGACACTATATACAATCTATTGGTGATATAATACATCATCAAATGCCATTGAAGGAACAAGACCAATGGCTTGATGATATGATAAGTCTTGGTCTATATGTTGTGGAGGAGGGAGAATGAGAAATACTCTCCCTTTATCATGTGATGATTGCAATTCCTCTTTCTATTGGTGCTGGTTTAATGGATGTAAAAATGATGATAGAGATATGTGAAACCTGCGGAATGGAATTAGGCGATTTACGAGTAAGAATGGGTAATTGCTGTAAAATCGTAACAATGAAGTAAGTCCCGTTATCGGGCATTCTGTTAGCAAAGCACAGGCTACCATATGGTTGTAAATGTAAATGCTTGTTAGTGAGGATGATAAACAATAACGGCATATTAAGGGGTCGCCTAAGCGAGAACCTAAGTGCCCCTGTTTTTGTCGTTATTGGAGATGCAAACGAACTACAAAGCATTTACTTAAGTGAAACGTTGGATACCAGATTAATCGGGTGGTTTATGGACACCGTGCTGTTAACTTGCAAGGGCACTAAGTAGAAAACAACGCTGGTAAAACTACGAAACACGCTTAGGCTTATACTTATGTATAGTTCCTATTTACCAGACAGTTTTCTACCCGTCCCTGCAAGTTAACAGATACTATATGTCCTATAACCTTACCATATGGAAGGATGGAAACATACGATGACGTATTCAGAGAAATAGACTAATAGTAAGTGTTATCACTACTATGCTCCATTGAACGCTGAATACGACTATCGTTGTTGGAAGAATTTCCTGACGGGTCTATGTATTTTACATGACCATATGCTTTGGGTCGATTTTTTTTCTTTAATCTTTTAATGATTTGTTTAGTTAAAACAGGCTTAAAATGTTAATTGTGTCAAGTCATATATCTAAATAGTAGGCGCACATGGGTCATATAGAGTGAACGCACTAAACTCAAAGGTGATTATTTAACTATTAAAAAATCGCGGGTCGCGTAAAGGGATACAGGAGATTAATACCTTTTTATCATTCAATTTAAACAATAAACTATTTTTATTCTGGGAATAGGATAAAAACATTAAAATAAAAATCGCAAGTGGCAAATAAATGACGGGCCAAATTTTCAGTTTTAATGGTTAAATAAGTTAAACCGGGCGACACAAGGAGGAATATTATGGCAGAAAGACACCCAAATGGCGAGTGTAGGTTTTTTATTAACTTTATGAAGACATTAATTGAGGCGGAAGAATGAAGTGGGATACTATTCTAAAGGCTCGTAAGCCTTCTGAATTGTATGATAGTTGGGATAGAAGCGAAGGTCAGCGAAGTCTAAAGGCGCGTAAAATTCCGCCACAAGTTGAAGTACGTGATTATGGTGAATATGATAGTAGTGATGAACCTAAAGATAATGTAATGCGACAAACACGCATCCATGATAAATTAGATGTTTATACGGACGATTCTTGTAGGGATGAGTTAAAGAACTATCTTGATAAAGTTAGTAGACATGATATGGAAATATTTTCTGAGGTATTACTTCGGGTAGCAGATGATTATTATGAAGAGAATAAAGAGAAGTCCTTCTTAGAGAGTTATCCTTCACCCCCTAATATGAAGAGATATATTACTAATAGGGATTATACAGATGACTTACCTGAGCAAATTGCTTGTATAGCACTAAGGAAGATTAAAGTAACTCCTATAGGTAAAAAAGAAGTATTAGGCCCATTAGATGAAAATGGCGACCCTTGGAAAGCAGAAACTGCTAGACCTGCACCTTTTGATGAGGAAAGGAGAAAATCATTAAAACCTTCAGACCAAACACCTACTTTACGAAATGAAGGCTTTGATTCTACTTTTGAGAGTTATTTAAAAACTGCTTGGAACAACCCAGTTTTGTGGGAGGAACACAACAGACAAAAACCATTTGATATAACTATAGCAATGGAAGCAGCAGGTAGTTGGAATAAATTAAAAGCCTTAGTTAGACCGTGGGAGAAAGAAATTCTTGTTAATATTAAAAAAGAGTTTGATGCTCAAAAGAAACCTTCTGCAAGACCAAGAGGAGAATCTTATGTTGATGGTAAATATTATATTGTTAGATATTATAAATGGATGAAGTCAAGAAATGATGGAACAGATATGTATGTAAATACTTTAAATATTAGAAAAGGAGATAAAGTATTGTTCAAGGTTGGGTATGTTATAAATACTAATTTAACACTTAACCCAGAAGATAAAATCAAGTTTGATAAAGAAGCAGATTGGAGGTCATAGTATGAAATGGACAGATATAATAAAATTTGATTTTAAACCCATCAAACCTAGTAAGCCACACAAAAATAGAAAGTTTACAGGTTTTGGTTCAGGTAAAGGTGCAAAAGACACTATGAAAGATTTTGACATTAGAGATTTCCCAAGAGATGCTTGTTCTTCTTGGCAACCCTATGGTAGAGGTTGTCATAATAAAGCAGAATGGGCCTGTGTTACTTGTGGAGCGCAATGGTGCGATGACCATAGATTTAGTGGAATGGACGGCCATACTGAACAAATATATATTGGTGATGACCCCGATAAAGAAGGTCAAAGAATAGGTAGGTATGAAAGAGATGAATGGGAAAGAAAACAAAGAGATAAGGATAAGAAGGAATAATTATGACTTGGTTTAATATAGATAAAATTCGCCCAAGAAAGAAAAAGAAAATTCAACCACCTAATGTGTTTGAAGGCGAAAAGCGAGAAGATGTTGACCCAAACAGAAAGACGCGAGTAATGGGTAGAGGAATAATGGAAGATGAAGAAGGAAATTGGATGGATGCAGTAAGAGAAAATGCTCCAGTTGCAATCAGACATAAAGAAGTTCTTCAAAGACAAAAAGACTTTAGACCTGAAATGGGAACAAGATTAGGTACAGGAAGGGCTAAAGAAGGAGAAGTAAAATTACAGGGTGGCCCAATGGAACAGGCTTATAAACCAAAGGCCATTAAAACTATGCCTAAGAATAAGTGTGCTATGTGTGGTAAAATGTTAGGTGCGCGTAATAGATTTACTATTGACTATGGCAAGAATGCTAAGGGTAAAAAAATTGACTTGACGTTTTGTCGAGATTGTGCAGAAAGGATGCAAAAACAATGACTTGGTTTGAATTAATTAAATCTGACGAACTCAAAGAGTTTGAGATGCTTGCTGAGAAGTATGCAAAGCCCGATGATATGAAGCACTTAGATTATTTGAGAAAGAAGCACGGAAAAAGAAGTGATGAATTTTATGATTCTTTAGAAAAACAAATTAATTCTTACTTGCACACCGCAGAAGGATGGTCAACTATTGATGATATTGTTAAGTCTTTAAGAGAACAGAATCCGGGGTTAAAAGATAGTGATGAAAATCTAACTTCTTTCCTTAGGAAAAGATTAGAGAATATGGATATTACTACTAAGCAAGAACGTGGTGTTGGGAGGAACGGTAAAAAAACATTCTATAGGGTGATATAATGCCCACGCCACATTATGTAGACAAACTAACCGAACAAGAAGAAAAGGTGTTAGAGCATTTAGTAGGAGAAAAAGGAGTATTTGAATATAAGGTTTATTTACAACATGACAAGGCTAAGTGGAGAGTTCGTTATTATATTAGAGAAGTTATTAAATATCCAGATAATAAAGATATGATTGCGTGGTGTAAAAAAGCAATATTGGGAGTGTTTGCAGATAATAGAAAAGATGACCCTTGGTGGGAAGTTATGGAGCGTAATAAAATAAATAAATCAGATTCAGCAGTTCACGAAGATGATGAAAATTATATGAAAAAGATATTAGATACAAAACAATATTTTGAGTATGTTGTTAGGACACCAGAAGAGACTAAACAAGTATTAAGAGCATTAGGACATTTATATTTTACCCGATACGCTAATGATGAAAGAAGACAAAAAAGAATTAAAGGGACAATTCTAGGTTCAATGGGAGACAGATAAAATGAAGTGGATTGATATACTTAAATCAGATAGATGCGTTAAACCAGCAATGGCACATTTCAATAAACAAGTAATTCCTTTGTTTCAACAATATACTCAATATAAGAGAGAAAAAGAAATTTTTGATTATGTGCAAGAAAGAGATGGAGAGTTTGTTGAATATTTTTCAAAGTTGCAAGAAGCACTTAATCAAGCAAATCCAGAACCAAAAGCAAATAATTACAGAAGAATTTATTTAGATAAACTATCAAGGATTGTAAATGAGACTATGTTTATTTATGAGAACTGTAGCAATATGGAGGATTTAAGATGAGTTGGGAAGAAGTGTTAAAGAATGAAAAGTTTCCTAAAGAAATAATGCATGATGGTATAGAGTATTATATTGCTGAATACTTAGAGGATGGTAAGTTAGGAGTATATCATACTGATAATGAACAAGCACCAGAATATTACGACCAAGTATTACACTTGTATTTAGATGAGGCTAAGGAGATGATACCATGAGTTGGGAAGACATATTAAAGGCAACTTGCGTTAGATGTAAAAAACAATATAGAGGGGTAGGAGCAGAAGTTCCTAAAGTTGGAGGAGAATATCTTTACAATATACCATATAGAAGAAGACAACAAATTGCTAGAGAATGGAAAACCTTAGGATTAGAAGGTCAACCTGTTCCTAGAGTTTGTAGAGAATGTGCGCCTAAAGTTACTAGAGAAGCATTAGAAAGAGAAGGTATGGAAGTTCATCCTGCTTCTTGGAGACACGCCACTAAAAATGTGAATGTTTGTGATAATTGTAAACAAGTATGGTTAAGAAATCATGGAACTCAAATGGATACTTTCCCAGAAATGTGGGTTAAATTAACAAATGATAATACTATTTGTGATTATGTTAAAAATGAAAAAGGAGATACTAGACGTATTCAACAGAAGAAACTTCGTGGCGGTAAATTAATGAAGTCTATGGAAGAAATACTGAAAGTGAGAACTAAAGGCCCTGATGGTAAATGGAAGACTAAGGTTGAAAGAGACACCGAATTAGATAATAGACGACCCGGAGGGGGTGGTGGTGGTGGCCCAAATAACGGGGGTCAGACTTCTGCACCAGAAGACGATGAAGACCAGCCATATTCCAAAGAAGGGGGAATGGCGGAAGATGAAATAAGTAGAATATATCCAATAGTAAGCGAAGACGATGCTATGGTTTCAATGAACGATGAGTATTGTTGTGAAATGGTTAAAGAACTTTTATTAGAATATGTGTTAGCATCTACAATGGCTGAGAAAACTCCAGCAAATGTAAAAAAGATTACAAAGACTATTAGAGAATTAAACTGTACCACCATTGGTAATTTGTTTGAAGAAGATAATCTAAGAAGAAGAAGCGCAGAACTGTTTGGTGTTAATTTATATAATTTGAGGTTTGAAGAACAAGGAATGCAATTAGGTATGGATGATATTAAAGACAATTGGGAAGCGTGTATGGAGTTTGATAGAGCAAGACCAGATACTAATGACCTTTCTGCGTTACAAGGAGAAGTGGGGGTAGGACAAATAACTGAAGGAGAAATGAAGCCTTCTGAAAGATATAGAGAGGGACATAGAGATTGGCTTGATTCAACAGTTAGCCGTAGAAAAAGAATACCCAGACGAAAGAAATCTAAAAGGGGGTTTGATGTATGAATTGGTTTGAGTTAATTGAAAAAAATGAGTTCTCAAAAAAACAAATTAATAGGTTTCTTAAGGGAGGACATGGGAAGCCCAATCGTTGGGGGGATTTAACTCAATTTATTATAGCAGTAAGTAAGGAAGATAAGAAGGCAGGAGGAGTTCTTTTTAATTGGGTTAAATTTAACACTTTATCAGACGAAATGTTACAACGGACTAAAGATGATGTTTCTCCTAAAGAAATAAAAGCAGACTTTTTCAAACAAAAAAACATTCCTTTTTTCCTAGAGACACATGGAAAGCACGGTAAATCTGCGGGAGAAGGAGTTATGCATGAGTGGGTCAGAAAAGACATGAGGGATAATGCAGTTGAAAGAATTAATAGAAACTTAGAATGGATGGGTGCGCCAAAAATAACGTTTGTAGGAAAAGATGGATTTCAATTTTTTAATGATGAACATATAAAAGCATACCATGAGGCTATGGGTTTTAAAGACGAAGAAAAACAAGAACCTACTAGTGTGATGATTGTTAGAATAAAGAGTAATAATCCTGAAAACGTTTTTAAACACATTCCCCCAAAAAACGATGGAGATAAATATAAAATTAATTTTTACACAAAGCACCCATTATATTCTAAAATTAAAACAGCAATACAGGAGTATAATTAATATGTGGTTTAATTTATTCAAAAGCGAAAGCGAGTATAAAATTCGCTCACACACTCTTACTAAAGACTACGCTATTCATGCAGACTTTGAAAATACATTAGGGTTTCAAAGAACCGACCCGCTAGGAATTCTAATTAAAGAAAAGGAAAAAGAAGTTTGGATACTACACAATCCAGATAGCGAATACTATGAGGATTTAATAAAGGAAGTGAATAGATTATGAAGTGGTGGAATATAATAAAAGAAGCAGGGGCAGTAATGTCATCAGGTGGGGGAACCGATGCATTATTCAATATATCTTATGGGGGAAAGAAATGCAAGTGTGAAGATGAATGCAATTGCGATGTAGAAAAGGTAATACCGTTGGCGATGGGTGGTGCTGTGGCAGGGACAGCAGGATTAATGTCAACACATGAAGATAATCGTAAGGAGGAATAAACATGGCTAAGAAGAAGAAGGCATCAACAGTAGTTAATATTGATGGTTCTGAAGGAACTCAAACCTTTGATTCTTCTAAGTTTGCAGAAGCCTATGATGGTTGGAAAAAGGATTGTGATTCTATTAGTGGAGATTCTTTAGGAATAACTTCTGATAAAAGCCTTTTAGATTTAGTTGCGAATCATGGGGATTTAGCGGTGGCTAGAAATAGAGAAAATGAAATTCCAGATGGTGGTCATAACATAGTTAAATTATTAGATGATATGTTAGAAATGAACGAGGCCATTACAGAACAAGATAAGAAGGAAGTTATTAAAGTATATGTTAAACTAAAAGACATGAGAGATACTGATGACGACCCAAGAAATATTATATTCACAATTCCAGATTGGAATAAGGTTAATAGAAGCAACGCAGATTATGATGAAGAAGAAGACGTTGTGGAAGTTTATGGACATTACAGAACTCCAGAATATGTTAAATATAGAAACCTAAAGGCTAAACTATTTGGTGGCAAAGAAGAATCTCTAAAGGCAGTTTCTAGTGATTGGTATAATACTGCTAAGAACCAAGCAGAACCTCCTATGTGGCAAGCATTTTTTGCAGGTAGTGGAGATTTGTATGAAGTTAAAAAGATGATTATTCGTAAGAAGGCATTGATTCAGAATGGATTACTTCATGTATTAAGTGAAGTAGTTAAAGCCCTAGAAGAAGATGTTAATTTTGAGCATCTTAAACTTAAGATTGTAGATACAGGTAAAGGAACTACTGCGGCAGAATTAATGCAAATAGATGCAGTTAGAGAATATGTAGCAGAAATGATTGGAGATAAAAATAATCCGGGTTGGGGAATGAATAGAACAACGGGTATGTTTAGAGATTCTCATGCACAAGGTAGACTCAAAAATTTTACATTTATTGATATTGGTTTAAAGGATAGCAAAACTGTTAAGAGAATAGCAGACTATGATAAATTTATTGGTGAAGTAAAAGGTATATCCGTTAACATTACTAGAAGACAGATGAAAAATCTTGCAATTCTATCTGGGAAATGTAAGAGAACTCCCGGAAAAGAAACTGTATTTATGCCGGGTCTTGTAGAAATAAAAGAAGCCCCTAAGAAAAAGGCTACACCAAAGAAGAACGTAAAGAAAAGTTGGGAAAGTGTATTAGCATGGTAAAGAGAAGAAGATGTAAATTGTGTAATCACGAAGACCGTGATGACTTAGAAGCACAATTAGAGACAATGGCAATTACTGCCGATGATTTAGATAATAGAATGGATTGGCCTAGCGGAACATCTGCAAGGCATCAAAGAAATCATATGGGGGATTATGTAGATGCTTCTAATCCTAGATGTGCTTTCTGTATACATGAGTTAAGGGGTGAGTTAGAACAACAACTGCATAGTGGGGCTGTTACTCCTAAAGGGGTATCTATGCTTTTGAAATGTTCAGAAGAACAAGTAAAGAGACACATGAGGAAACATCTTCAGCCATTAGTTCAGAAGGCTGCGGCAAGTATTATAGCCGTGAAAGAGGTAGACGAGATAGACAGTCTATCGAAGAACATAACCCGTTTGGAGCAAAAGATTGATGTTCTCTTTGAAGAGGACGAATTGCATCCAAAATATATTGATAGTTTAACCAAGTTGGCAAAAGAAATTAGGGAAAGCCTAAGATACTTAATGGAGTTTAAGGGCAAGTTAGTTCACAAGAGGCAGGATACAATCATAGTAGCACAAATGCAGATTGTTCAAGAAGTATTAGCACAGAATCATCCACAAGTTTGGTTAGATGTAAAACAAAAGATGGAGGAAAGAATGCAATGAGTTGGCAAGATATACTTAAAGAAGATGAAACACCATACTTTTATCATCCTGATGAGCATAGGTGGGGAACACCAGAATATGAAAAGGAACAAAGAGAGAAGAATAAAAGGAAAGACGGTAAAGAATGGGCAAGGGTTCCTAGAGAGAAATTACCTACTGATTCTAAATTAACAGATAAAATGAAATATCATATAGATACTGTTCTTAGAAGTCTTGCTTTTATTATGTCTAGCACATTAATCGGGCCAAAGGATAGTAAATTTCTATTAAATACATCTACTATATTAAGAGACATTAAGGAGGAAGAGTAATATGAATTGGCATAAAGTGGTTAAAACTGTTAGACAACCAGAAGACCTAAAGGATGAGAAAATATGTGCTTTGTGTGCTAAACCGTATAGTGGTTTTGGTAACAACGGAAAGCCTTTAGTTGACGGTAGGGTTTGTGATAACTGTAATAGGTTTGTAGTATTGTATAGGCTTAAACTAGTGCAAGAAAAAGATATGCCTAAAATGCGTTCTCCTGAATTTTTTGATTCTTCATGGCAAAATAATTTAAGAAGAGATGAGGTGTGATAAATGGAAGAATGGTTTGAAATATTAAAAACAAGAAACCCAAGGTCAGATAGACCTTCGGGAGATAAAAGGATTAGGAGTAATCTTTGGAATTTCTTTGCTAGAAAGAAATTGGCAAAATACCTAATTAGCATAAGTGTAGATAGAATGATGAAAAAGATAAGAATAATAACAAAGCCCGGTGTAGCAGGATTAATCATAGGAAGGCGTGGTGAAAACATTAAAGAGTATCAACAATGGAACCAACAATCTTGGTCTATTTGTGTAGAAGAAAAAGGAAGTAGAACTGCCCCCACTTGTTCAGAACCCTCTAAAAGAAGACTCGCAGAAACATATTATTAGGTGATTTAATGAATGCAACTGCTGCTTGGTTTAATATGGTTAAGTGGAAAGACGATAGAGGTGTAGAATTTTCTTCTGGGCCGGGTCATTATGTTGCATCTCCTAAAACGCAAATAGAGAATAAGAAAATAGCAGAACAGAAAAAAGAACAAGCAAAACAAAAAGAAAGGTGGGCAAAACAAGCAGAAGCAGAAGAGAAAAGAAGGGCTAAACAACAACGTACTAAAGAATTAGAGAGTGCAGATAAGGAAGAAGCAAAAAATCGAGCCGCAGAAGCCGCAGAAATAAAAAGACAGAAAGAACAGGATGAAAGGGCAAAAAGAGTTAAAACTCAACAAGACCAAGCAAAAGCAAAAAGAGAAAGGGATAAGCAAAAAGAAGCAGAAGAAACAGCAAGACAAAGAACAGCAGTTAAAGAAGGCTTAGAAAGAAGAGGAGCATTTTATTCCAGAGACAAAGATACCGGAGATACTGGAATACCCGGAGAAGAATTAGAGGAAGCATTTGGCCCTAACACTTCATCCCTTAGAAGATTAAGTCTATTATCAGGAAAACCCAGATGGGGTCAAGTAGTAAGAAACATTGCAGGTACAGACAAAAAGAAACCAACATATAAACCACCTAAAGATATGGGAAACATTGGAGACTTTAAAACCGCAAATAGAAGTAGAAGAGATGAAGACCAAGTGCGAACAGATAGAAAGAAACTAATAGACCAAATGAAGGCTAGAAGAGATAGTAAAGACCCAAACCAAAAGTTTTCACCCCAATCTGTAAGATTATTACAAAGTCTTGAAGACCAAGAAGAACAAGAAAAACAAAAAGACACTAGGCAAGAAGCCGCAGAAGCAAGAGCAGCAGGGCCAACAGCAGAAGAACTTAAAGAAATAGATAGACAAAGAGAAATAAGAGAAAAAGATTTAACAGATGCTCTTAATGGATTAAAAACTTGGTTGGAGGCACAAAACACATGAGTTGGGAAGATATACTTAAAAACGCGGAACTTGTTCCTGATTCTGATAACCTTAAATGGCGTTATTTAAAAGATGAACTTAATAGAGTAAATCGTTATGCTTATAGTTTACAACGAGATTCTGCTGATAAACAAGCAAGAAAAAGAATAGAAGATAGATATATAGGTAAAGCAACAGAAATAATAGCGTCCCTAAGAAAAGAACTAGAAGAGTATATTAACAATAAACAAGGTAAGATGGTTCAAACTAAATTACAAGACGCACCTGTTATTGAAACTACAGAACCACCAAAAGACCCAAACCAAATGTCATTAGGCCATCCTTGGGGGCAAGAATAACATGAGTTGGAAGAAAGCATTACTTAAAGAAGACAAAGGTGTAGGTGACACCATAGAAAGAATCACAACTGCTACAGGTATTAAAAAGGCAGTTTACGCAATCAACGAAATAACAGGAACAAAATGTGGCTGTGAAAAGAGAAAGCAAAAATTGAATGAGAGGTTTTCTTATGACAGATGAACGACAATGGACTGATGTGCTTAAAGTAATTCAAGTGCCTCGGCCTGTAGGCCCACAACCTTTAACCCGTCAACCCCCTCCACACGTTGAGAGGTCTAGGACTAAAAGTAAGTCCAAGATTAAAACAAAAGATAGGAACATTCCTGATGTGGAGGATAAAACAGAAGTTGCAGCACAAACAAAAGATGAGTGTGTTTGTAGAAACCCATTATGTAATATGAGAGCAACATGGAAATGTAGAAAATGTGGGCATCAGGCTTGTGATATACATAAGGAAATATTAGAATCTTTTAAGTCTCCAACAAATGGGCAAAGAGCAAAAGACGTTCATGGATTTGGGCCTTGGGATTGTAAAACAGGACAAACAAAAGCAACTAGAGATGAAGTGCAGGATTAGGTGAAAAAATGAATAAGAAAGATATTTGGGAAAAGATATTAAAAATGCCCACCAATATGAGGGGCGAGAAAAAAGGATACTTTTATTTAGATAAGTTTCCAAAATTAAAAGAGTTAGTGTTTAATACCACAGGAACGTGGATGTCTACATTTAACCAACAAAGAACGATGACTCAATGGACTAAAAGAAACACTAATGAATTTAGGCCAAGGTTAATGAGTGACACCCAAAGAGGTGTGTATGGTAAAGTAAACATTGACACTTGGGAACTACGAGATTGGAATGTGGAGTTTAATGAGCCAATGTGGGGAGTAATGGATAGAGCAAGTAAATTACCATTAGAGCGTGATGCTTCAAGGGGTAGGCACGTTTGGAAATTAGAACCAAATGAGATAGGTCTTACTATTAGAGAAGACGCAGTTAAAAGACCAAATTGGAGCGTTAGTATAGATTTACCACACGATACTGAGTTAGTATTTATGCCGGAAGATGTTCCTTTAACTAATGCAGAAGCAGCAGTTTTATACATTAGAACATGGTATGATGATTTTAGTAAAACCGCGCTTAAGAAGCAAAGAGCCATGATGAAAGAATTTGGGCTAGGAGAACTAGTCAATCTTAAGCATGGTGAAAATCCAATAATTATGAGTCTGGTAGAAAAAGGATTGTTTAGGCTAAATGAAGATATAGAGAAACCTGCAAATTTAAGGAACTTCCCTGAAGTAACAAATAGGGGCCGAAGCGTTGCACCAGACATGGATAAGGCGGATTTTATAACTGGCTTTAAAGAAGAAGTCAAACAGAATCCCAATAAATCCTTCTTGTTTATACCAGAAGGAATAAAAGAAGATGACTGGTTTACGGCGTGATTAAGTGACTTGGGAAAATTTGTTAAAGGCTTTGCCTAAACCCGCAAATGTTGCGGGACTGTTAACGACAGATAAAGGTGCAGATTATATCTTAGGAGAAGCCGAGAAAGAAGATAAGACAAACATTGTTAGTGTTAAAAACAAGGCTACTGCTCTTTCTCAAAAGAAACAAATTCCCAAAGAATTTAAGAACTTAGAAGACACTATTGCAGCAGAAGCATTGAAAGTAGTGGAAGGATTAAATAAGATACTTACCGCAGAAAGTAAAAAGCGTCAAGAAAAGGCTACATCAGAATTTAAGTTTGATGAGATATTAGCGTCCCTTAAAGAAGGTGACAAGACACCCCTACAGAAGTTTGTAGGTAAAGGATTTAGAACTTGGGCTGGTAAAAATAGACAACGTAAGATGGATGTGTTGTTAAATAATAAAGCAGAGTTATTAGAATTAATAGATGATAATGATGACGACTTATTATATTACACAACAGATAAAGAATATAGAACTAAACAAGTAGGTGCAATGAAAGAAATACAAGAGGCTCTTAAAAAATATAATGTTACTGTTGAAAAAACAGGTGCTGAAATTGTAATCACTTTAGGAAAAGCAAAGGTAGAGGATGGCCCACGAATAATTACACCTGCTCATTTAGAACAAGTGAAAGATATTATCAATAAATTTGAACAAAGAGAACAAGGAAATCAAATTAAATTTACAAGAACAGGAGGTTCTAGTAAATCTGTTCTATTAAAACTACTAGGAAAAGCAGACGTATCTGATAGAGTTCAAAGAGAAAGTGAGAGTCTAGAAGAAAAGAATTATACCAACAAAGTAGAAAGTGAAGAAGATGCACTAAATTATTTAAAACTATTAGGAGGCAAGGGTTGGAGAAAGAAAGTAGAGTTTATGCCTACGCCTAAAACAAAAAGTAAAAAGGCTATTGAAAATGCAAGAAAATCATTATTATTAATCAAAGGAAAACTTGGAGTTTCTGCTACCTTAGAAACTATACTAACATCTGGTACTCTGAACTTGAGAAATGTAATAGAAAGAGGAGAAGAGATTAAAACAGAAAGAAAGGTTTCTTCTAAACTAGTAGCATTATTTGAGAAGGCTAAGGATAAACAATCTGAGTTCTATACTAGAGAAGATAGAAAAGAAGACTATGATAGAGGCAAAAAAGGTAAAAGAGAGCAATATATAAAATCACATCCTTCCGGGGTTTCACCTGAGAAAATTCAAGAATTAAGAGAAATTTATAGAAAAAGAGGAGAAGAGTTTCCCAAGTTTTATACATATGTTATGAATTCTAAATCTGATGAAGCAAGAGCAGTAGTAGAATCTTTACAGACACTAGAGAAGTATTATCAAGGTGAACAACAAGGAACAAATTTATTTACCAAGGAAGAAGTAGAGTTGTTTGAAAAACTACCTGAGATTATAAAAACGGCAAGAAATGACGTTGCTGCTGTTAATAATGCGTTAAAAGAATTTTATGGGAAAGGTAATAATAGAATGGCAATTTCAATAGTTTCTCTTTTAGAAGATAGAAATACAGATGAGCCAATGTTTAAGCCTGTAAAAGATATGTATAAGTTTAATCATCTTGGAGTGTCTATGGAAAAGGCAAAGGTGTTTGTTAACCAACTTAAAGGGTTTAGAGATTCCGAAGATGAAATAGATATATCAATGGTAAAAACTAACACACTACAAACATTATTAGATGAGTTTGAAGAATATGATGAAAACTTACATGATGTTACTCCGTCAAGCGTGTTACATACTATTATTAAATTAGATTTTTATTATGGAACTAGAACATTAAATAGTATGAAGAACGCTATATTAGATGAAGAGGATGAAAAGAAACAATTGAAAATGTTAAAGGAATTGGTGCAACTAGCAGAAAAGAATCAAGACGATATTGTTCAAGGATTAGTAGATGCTGTTAAGGAAAAGGTTCAACATATTATAGATAATACAAACATATACATACAGTTGTTGCAATATGAAAAGAAAGGAGAAATTATTGAAGACCAAATGTATCAACTTATGGGTCGCCTTGAAAAGAAGGAATTAGTGGAGGAAACAACAGATGGAAATTAAAGATTATATTGGTTTAACTAGACACGCATACATGGATAAGTATGACATTAAAGACATGATGGTATATGCTGATATGATGGATGAAGCAGAAACAGTAGAATTTCAAGAAGACCATGTTCCTAGAACCGATGTTATAGAAGTTTCTCAATCTCTAGACAGAGATGCAAGCATAGCAGAAATCAAAGATGAATTAGAAGGTAAAGGATTTTCTAATCAATACATTGAAGACTATATTGCATTTCTTTCTAAAGGAACTGATACAGGTAAACTTAGTAAGAATGCATTAAAAGATATATTAGTTCATTTTAGATACCGCAATAGAAAACTAAAGCCTAGCAATCTTAAGTCTGCTCTTAATGTAGAAGATATTACTTTAATAAATAAAGACAAAGATACTAAAAAATTCTTGGATGACATGATAAACAATCTCAAAGGTAGAGAGTTTATGTCACACTATTCGCTAGGTCTTTCTTCTTTATCAGATGCTCTTGAAACCACAGCAAGAAAAAGAAAACTAAAGATTCAAAGGTTTGACGATTCAGAACTGATAGGAGTTATTGACCCCAAATATATTAAATCCAGAGATAAATTTTATAAGTATTGGTCTGAAGTTTATGACGCATATGAAGAATTAGAAGAATCAATTAAAGAACTTTTACTTAATTGGGAAGGGATTGAAAAAGAAGTTGAAGAACTCAAAAACGAAGAAGATGAAACAGTTGGTGAAAAGACAACCATAACTGGAAGAAAAGAATCAGAAACCTATTTCCACACTTTAGATAATGAATTAGAAGAATTACATAAGTTGTATGAAAAAATGAAAGGAATGAATTATGTTATTAAAAGTAGAACTGTTAAATATCCTGTTGCAAGCGATGATGAACAAGACACTTTAGACAATGTTCATAATGCGATAATGACAAAAATACAACAACTTTTTGATGACGCTGTAGATGACCGTGACGGAGATGAAGATGAAGATGAGTTTGGTCTTGATGAAGAAGAAGAAATGATAGACCTTTATGGTGTTAATGAAGAAGATGAAACAGGAACCACAGGAGCAACAAGCGAGTTTGGTACAGGTGGAAGTTCAGTTGAAACAACTGCTGAAAACTTTAAACAACAAACGGGTCGTAAAACTAGAATCACAGAAGTTGACCCCCTTTATGCAATTGCTGCACAGAAAGGAATTATAGAAGAACCCTTCGATAAGAAAGCGTGGCAAAAGTTTTTAGAAATATTAGAGCAGGAAATTAAAGAAGAAAATGAAATGGATGATGGTATTGCAGACGACTTACAGGAATTGTTAGATGAACACAACAGTAGAAAAGAAATGATTGCTGATTCTAAGAGAGAATTTTATTATCTTCCATACACTCCAGAAGTTAATGAGTTTTTAAGACATGATGGTGATGGATTTCAATTTTATGCAGAATATTTAGGAGAACAAGATTTACCTACATACGATGAATTAGAACAGTTCCATTTAGATTTATTAGTGGCAATAGGTAATTTATTAGAAGACCCATTGGATAAAACTTCCATGCCTGAGATTTGGGACAAATTAGATATGCCATCAGGAGGAATTGCTGCAAGAGAAGAAAAGGAAGATGCAGCACAAAAAGAATTGTATAACGTTTTCTCTAGATTTAGATTAGGACACTTAGGTTCTCTTAGAGATAATTTAGGAGAATTTGAAGAATCTATGAACAATGTATTAGAGGCAATTCAAAAGTATTATGTAGAACCTTCACAGGGAGAAATGCAACCATTTACAGATGTTCCTAAATTTTTAAGAAAAGGTGAGTTAGCACAGTTTATGGCGCGTGGCGCACCTAACCAATTAATTTCTCACCTATTTACTATGTTCTTAGATTATGGTATTGGTATGATTGACAATAATGATTTGCTTCATATCAATGATTATAGAGCAGCAATGACTTCTACTTCTCCCTCTAAACAAAATCTTATAAACACTACTGAGGGAGTTCTAACTATTCTTGAAGAATTTACTGAAAATATGAATTTAGAATATCAATACTTTGCACACATTTTAGAAAGGATTGCAAAAGAAAATGATAATGTTTCGTTAGACGAATTGAAGATTGAAGGACAAAGCGTAGAAAGACTTTCAAAAGAATATGAAAAGGCAGGTAAACCCACTCCAATGTATAAATATTTAATCTTATTTATTGCATCTAAATCTAAACTATTCAAAAAAGATTTATCAAAGAAGGCACAGGTTGAAAAGTTTATGACTCTTCATACAGAAAGAGAAGATAAAATTAAGTTGTCTGTTCCAGAACAATCTATATTAATTGCCCATGATGAAATTAGAAAGATGTTAAACAAACCTACTTACTTAGGATTTGGAGACACTAGCGATTTTGATAATGTTAACGATACAATAGATTTTGTAAAGAAAAGATATAATGTAGAAGTTACTGCAACAGATGTTATTGGTATTGTTAGTGAATTTGATAACATGGAAACCATTGCAAAGAAGTTTGGTGTTAATGAAGATGTCGTTTATCATGTAAAGGCGGTGTTCCGATGAAATGGTTTAACGTGATAAAGAAAAAGCCTGTTGATGAGGCAATAGATGATTTAGAGGAAGTCGCAGATAAATATGATTTGGATGAACATGATTGGTCATCTGTTGATGATGCATCAGATTATCTATTTGAACATAAAGTAGTTGATAAGAAATGAAAATTAGACATAAATTAATTAGTAAACTCATTGATATAATGGGTAAGGTATATGTAATCTTGGATTCAAGATTACCTCCAGAAACAGGGCCAATTCTAGGCGTAAAAATAGATGCTGACTTTGAAGCAATGACAAGAAGAGAACTATGTGCTTACATAGAAAAGAAATTTAGGATGGAAAAGGATACCTTTTGGAATTTACAATCAACACAAAAAATTAGGCTTTGTTGTCAAAAGGTTAGAGAGTTGACAGGGCCAAGTAAAATGGATATGGGATATTAATGTCTAAAAAACTTCCTTTAAAAAAGGTTAAATTAACAAAGTTTAGGTGGTGGGATTGTGACTTGGTTTGATACATTTCTAAAACAAACAAAAATGGATTATGGGTGTTATGATGCTTTAGATATATTGCAAAATGCAGTAAATGATGATAAAGAATTACACGATGATTTGTGGCTAAAACATAAAACATTTATTGATTGGGTAAATAGTAGTCCTAACTGTCATACGTTACAAACAGAATTAGTTAAGATGCGTAAAGAAGGATTCAATTCTTGGAGTATAAGTGTTGGTTCGCAAAATAAATTAATGAATGCTGTAATGCAAGCACTAGAGCATTGGGGAAAAACTAATCAAAATGAATTTATGAGGGACGTGAAAAAAGCATATCGTGGTATTACATTCCCTACAAGATTATATTCAGATGAAGAAATAGTTGAGGCTTGGAATGAATCTCACCCTAAATCTGACAATCCAAGAGTCACAAGAAGAACTAATCCTGTAGGTTTAAATCCTTTTACTTTTGATGGCGATTATCTTACTGCGTGGGATGGTAATAAATTAATAGGTTATTCTGGTTTTGAAGACCACGGAACTTGGTGGGCATTAGCAGGTGCAAGAGTTCACCCAGATTATGCTAATGGTGGAAGCAAAGGATTCACAGGAATTGGTAGTAAATTACAAAAAGAAAAAATGGATAAGATGGCACATAAGCCGGGAGTGGGTTTATTGAATAATCAAACTATAAAAGGAAATGGTTGGGTTAAGTCTTTTATAAGAAAGCATTGGGAAGTAAATCCTACTGAATTAGAAAAATATTATGAACACATACCAAAGAAAATTGTAGACTTTCATAAAGAAAGTGCAGAACAAAAAGGATATGATTGGGTAATTTATCTTCCAAAAATTCAACAAGAAATTGATGCAGCATGGGAAAATAAAAGGAAGGAATAGGTTATGGTAGAGTTAGAAGAAATGAATTTTGCTCACCAAATGGATATGCAAATGTCTAAAGATTCATTTCCTTATTTCTTTCAAAATGTGCTAGGAATGATGTATCCAAAATATATGCAAGAGTGGTTTGAGACAATGCAAAACACAGATAGAACTGTTATTGTTTGTAGTCGTGACCACGGAAAGTCAGTCTTTATGCACAGTTGGGTTGTATGGAATTTAGTATTCCAAGAACCACCATTTCAAATGCTATATATTTCATCGAACCAAAAACAGACTTTGGTTCACATGAGAGAAATTGATAGATATTTTAATCTACCACAATTAAAAAAGTTTAGGCCGACAAGAGGTTGGGCTATTGGAAACATTACATTAACAAATGGCAACTCAATTCTTGAAAGGTCAGTAGGTTCACAGATTCGTGGTCTTCACCCGCAAGAAATTATCATTGACGACCCTTTGAAAGAGTTTAGTTTAACAGGTATTCAAAGAGTTACAGATTGGTTCTTCGGAGATATGATACCAACTCTGCACCATACTGCTAATTTGAGAATGATAGGAACTCCTTTCACATATACTGATATATTCTCACAATTAGAAGAGAATCCTGCATATACAGTTAGAAAGTATCCGTGTTTGGATTCAATGAATGAACCTCTATGGCCTGCAAGATGGGACTATGATGCTCTAATGCAAAGAAAAGCAGAAATTGGCTCATTAAAGTTTACCAGAGAGTATTTATGTATACCAGTTTCAACAGGAACTGCACTTTTCGGACAAGAACACTTGGAAAATGCTAAAAATAAAGATTTAATTCTCAAATTGGGTCATCGAAAGGACAAAGGATACAAATATTATGTAGGAGTTGACCCTGCTATCTCTACAGATGGCGATTATAACGTAATTGTTGTATTAGAAGTAGATGAAGAGAAAAATAAAAGTATTGTTCATGTAGATAGAGCAAAGAATGTTCAGTTTAGAGAGAATATTGATAAATTAAGGCTAATTGGTCAAGTATTTGAGCCTGAGGTTATACTCTATGAGACAAACACGTTTGCAAAAGCCTTTACTCAAGAATTAAGAGCAGTTTCTGACCTAAATGTGCGAGACTTTGATACCACTAGAAGAAAGAAACAAGAAATCATACTAAATCTTCAAATGAATTTTGAAAACAATAAATTACATCTTCCTTATGGTGATAATAACAGCAGAAAGATGACTCAAGCCTTATTAGAAGAGTTATCTATGTTCTCCATAACCCAAGCGGGGAAGTTTGAAGGAGTCGGCGCACATGACGATTTGGTTATGGGCCTAGCATTAGCAAATGCGGCCTCACAGACACCGACAGAAGCGTTTATGCTCCTTGATGATATGGGACTGTTCGATGAGCCTGAAACGCCTCTATTTGAGCAAAACGGGGCGATGGTTGGATTAAATTTTTAGGTCGGGTATGAATTATGGTATTACAGTCACAAGAAGAGAAAGAACAAGCAAAAAATTTAGAAGAAGAAGCAAGGCTTCTTAATGAAAAGGCTAAATTAACAGAAGAAATCGAAGGACTCAATAGGGCTTGGTTAGCAGATAAGCCTATTAGAAGTCATGAAGATATAGCAAAAGATTATGCTCAAGAATTTAATATGAACCTAACAGATGCTAAAAAGTCGTTAGATGTTTACCCAGACGAATATAAAATTCAAGGACATGATATACCTAGTGTTATTAAAGAGATGAGAATGCATCGAAGAACATTAAAGGGAGAAAATAAAATAAAATTCACTAATGCTATTGATAATGTTATTGATGGCTATACAGATTATTTAAATAAATGTATTGATTCAATATATTGGATTAGTAAGTATAAGGCTCCTATAAAATCCATGACCTGTAGTGAAACTGATTTACTTAAGTTAAGTAAAATTAATGATGAAGATACTAGACGAAATGTTATTGATGCTCTTTGTAAGAATTGGGAAGCAAACCTAGATATGAAAGGTAAATATTATGGGAAAGAATATGCCGAAAGTTTGAAAAAGGCAACAAAGGCCAAAAGAGAATTTAAGGCAATTTTAAAGGAAACCTCTATAAACCCAAGCACTAAGGCGGTGGTGAAGGCCGAGATAGTTAAATCAGTTTGTAATAATCCCGGAATTTCTGCTAGAGAAATTCACGAATCATTAGACAAGAATTTGTATGATAAAACTTCTTCTGCTGTAATTGCAAAACTTGCTAAGGAAGAAAATATAACTTCTGTAAATGGTGCTTATTATAAATTTAATGATGAAATTAAAAAGAATATATGGGCATATACAGCAGCATTTATAGATTCTGATGGTTACATTACAATGGATAAAAATCATAACCCAAGAGTAGGATTAGTTGCAACAGGAGAAAGAGGAAAAGCATTTATGACTGAAATGTATAAATCCTTAGGAAGTATAGGAAGATTACATTTAGACCAAAAATCACCTCAAGACACTAGACCTGTAAATAGATTAAACTTTTATTCTGGTTCAGATATTAAAAAGTTATTAACAAACTGTATGCCACATTTTAGAATGAAGGGGCCAAATGCAAAAGTATTATTAGAACTCATAAAGATTAAAAAACAAGACAAAAAGGAGTCATGGTTTAAACAAAGAAAGGATGAGTTGTTTAAGTTAATGAAGTATCACAATCACAAAGACAACACTAATTTCAATTGGAATGAATGGGACATTGATATTGATTCAATTAGTAAGTTGGAAGAAAACTCAAAGATGGATGTATAATAGATGGTAGAAGAAGAACAAAGAAGATTTTCTCTTCGTAATGTATTTAGGAGAAGAACTCCTAAACCTGCGGATAGAAAGGTATTCAATCCGGGGATTCAAGAAAAAGATGCCTCGTATATGATAACTGGGCCTGTGGTTTATCACGTTGCTCAACAATGTGTAATTGTTAGAACTTGCACAAATCAATTAAAGAATGAAATATTTAGACGCGGTTATCATTGGGAAGAGAAGTTTGTATTAAAGTGTGCAGACTGTGGAGAAAAACATAAATCTCCAACTCCTGTATGTAAAGCGTGTAAGTCACAAAATTTAAAGAAGCCGGATGAAGACCAATTAAAATATGCTAAGAAATTCTTAGGAAAATATATTAATGACTCCGAACAAATGTTTATTGATGTGTTAAAGGAAATGGAAGATGACCTTAATATAATGGATGATGCATATGTTATTCTTGTAAAAGAATATTTCTTGGATGGTAATAATGAAATAAAGATGCACAGAATTAAAGAAATGTATAGGGGCGACCCTGTTACTATGGCAATCTTTTCTGACGAAAAAGGAAGCAAAGGTAAGGAAGGATTTACTTGTTTAAGGCATCGTGAATTTAGAACAGATGACCCAACAGAACATTGTGAAGAATGTGGTAGCCCAACGTATCCAATTCATTATGTAAATAGAGCGCACGGTGAAGAACAGTATTATATTAAAGGAGAAGTCTTACACTTTAGTAAATATAATCCAAGCAGACTTTATGGGCTGTCTCCAATTCTTACACTTTGGAATCACATTACTACATTAATTGCTATGGAAAATTATGTAAACTCTTCTTATACTAAGAGTAGAATGCCAAGAGGATTACTAGCAGTTCAAACCAGAAATATTGACTCAATGAAAAATTTCTGGAGAGGTGTTAAAGAAAAGATGGAGCAAGACCCACACTTTATTCCTGTAATGGGAATAGAGGCAGAAAATGGTAAGGGTTCTATTGAGTGGATTAATTTTATGAACACTCTAAAAGAAATGGATTACATTGCTGTTAAAGAAGACTTAAGAGATAGGATTTCTGCTTTCTATGGTGTGTCTAAAATCTTCATGGCAGACAATTCTGCAAGCGGCGGATTAAACAATGAAGGTATGCAAATACTTGTTACTAACAGGGCAGTAGAGATGGCTCAAACAATTTGGAATGATTATGTATTACCATTTATTACAGAACAATTTGGTATCACAGATTGGGAATTAAGATTGCCTCCATCAGAAGAAGAAGATGAGTTAGCAAAGATAAGACTAAGAGAACTTGAAGTGCAAATTGCTGCATCAATTAAAAATCTAGGCTTTGAAGTTGAAATGGACGATGAAGGAAGATTTTCATATCATAAGCCTCCACCAGAAGGAGGACAAAAACAACCGGGTCAAGATGAACAAATTGAACGTGACCCCTATGCTGGAACAAACATTGATGCAAGTCAAATGGGTCAAATGATGGAACAACAAGGACAACCAACACCACAAGAAAACCCGCCAGCAACAAGAAATAAACCTTCATCTGAAACAGGCCCAGATAAAAGAAATACGGGCCTTCCAAGAGAAGCAGGAAATCAAAACGTAGATACTAGAACAGAAAGGCGAACAAGATGAGTTGGACATTAATCATTAAAAAGGATGAAGAACTTCCTGATTGGATGAAAACAGTTTTAGACGGTGGTGGTTCAATACAAGATTTTACTGCAACAAGAGAAGAAAATACTAGAAAGATAAAAGAGTATTTAGGCGAAAGAGAGGAGAAAATGAAGGACGAAGATTTTAGTAAAGATTTAGAGTTTTTCAAGCAAAAATGGACATCATTAAAGCCGAAAATTGATGAGGCATATACTACTTTATGGCAGGCTGCAAGTAAAAATCGTTATAAAAAAGGATGGTCACATAAACCAACAAAACCCAATCCACCATACAGTAGTCCTGCACAATTCTTTCACTTCTTAGAGAGATTTTTTAGCACTAAAAGATATGGTCGTAGGGCACATACTTCTGACCCTAATAGATATGGAAGACAAAGATATTATCCAAGAGTAGAATCAACCTATCCTAGTGTAGAATTTAATAGAAGATGGAAGACTTGGGTAGAAATAGGTTCTTGGGCTAGAAGTGACGTAAGAAGAAAATTAAATTCAATCTTTGAAGAACTACTATGGTTTGAGTTTGATGTAGTAATAAAAGGAACAGGAGAAGACACAGAAACCCATCCTCCATATACCTTTTTCAAACATAACTTTAAAAGATGGAGAGACTACCAAAAATTACTCGCTAGTGGAAAGAAAATCCCAGTCGAATATTCAGAAACTAGAGGTAGTGCATATTTAGACCCAAAGAGGCGTTAAAATGACAGACGAGATAAAAAGAGCAAAGCAGGAACTTGTTAAGAAAGTTAACAAGATTCACAATGAAAGAGAAATAACTCAAAGTAGGAGTTATGATATGGTGGCAACCGACCCAAACACAAAGGTAAGGAAGCAACCAAATAATGTGCCTAATGTGATTGCACACAAAAAGGCAAATAGAAAGAAGAAAGAAAATATTCCTTTCTATTAGGGGTGAGAACAATGGGCGAAGTTTTGTTGAAGGAAGATATAACAGAAAAATTTAAATCTGAAAAAGATTATGTTAAATGGTTACTTCAATTAAAAAACAAAAAAACAGGTAAGCAACGGTTTACAACAGAACAAGCCCGTTCTCATGCCAAAACAGCATTCACACCTAAGAAAACTAAAAGAAGGGGTGCTACGGCAGAAACAGAACTTTACAGGTTGTTATCAAAAAAACAATATAAAACCATGTTGGCAAAGAATGATTTAACTTTAGAACAAGTTCAAAAGGTTCTCAAAAACGTAATAAAGAAGTTTAAAATAAGGCGAGCAGATTATTCTGCAAAACCAAAACATAGTGAAGAGTTTCTAACGTATTCTAAAAGAACTAACCTTCCTCAAATCGCGATGACCGCAAAAGAAATTAAAGATGAATGGGGCGGTTCTGAAAAACCTAAAGGATTAAAAGTAAGTGATGTTAAATTTATCAGAAGTAATCTATTTGCTCTTAAAAATATGATGAATGAAAAGGAATGGGAGGTAATTTCTAAAGTCACTAAAATAATAGCAAGTTCTCCTAAACAAAGAGACTCCGGTAGAAATATGAGTCTTCAAGAAAAAGTATTAAATGAAGTATTATTAGCATTAGATGACGGCATACAGTTAACAGATTCAGATAGAAAAAAGTTAAAGGAACATAATATTCATACGAGTAAGTTTTTACTCAAGTTAGATGAATCAATGTGGAAAGGAAAGAAAACAGTTCATCCATTTATTATAGACAAATTAATTGTTCACGATGGTGGAAAGAAAAAGAAAACTGATTTATATAATAAGTTTGCAAGATTTATGAAGTCCGAGTTTGGAAGAGGGTTGCCTAGTTCATTAAAATTAAGAAGGGTACAACAAAGAATTGCTGCAAAGAAAACTGATAGGGCAACTGTTCCAAAATTAATAAAGCAATTAAATGAAGATAAGTATAAATATTCTCAAGCAAATTCTGCTGTTCATTTTAATAAATTAGTAAAGCAGTTTGAAAAAAGCATATCTGAAGATGGCAAATTTTACGATGTTGTTGATGAATTTATAGAAGAAGAAGACGGTAATACTTTTTGGAGCATAGAGGAATTAGATACAAATATTAGGGCACAATATGATGAACTGTCTGCATCTGAAAAGAAAGGAAAAGACTTTGATGATTTTAGGGCAGAAAAAATAATTGATGTTGTTCAAGAGATAGAAGAAGAATATGAAAATGTAATAAATCATAAGTCTGCTATAGAAAAATTAGAAGCAATCATAAATGATAATAGTGACAAAAATGTAGATGAATCACTAACACAGTTTCCAGAATTACAAACCCTAGTAGAGTGGTATGAGGGCCTACAAGAAAATATTGCTGACTACAACAAATATAAAACTCAAGCACATGAAAAGACAAAACAAAGAAGGGAAACTCAAGAATTATATGATAATGTAATGAGAAGACCTAAATCAGATGAGGAAAAGAAATGGGAACAAGAATTTTTTGCAGAACAAGCAAAAGAACTTTTAGCACAAGAAGAAAGAGAAAAGAACATTCTTTTCCCTGTTGAAACTAGAACGGTGAGAGATAAAGATAGTCCTACTGGATTTAAAACCATATCAGAAAATGTAGACTTATCTCGCGTTAAAAGATTTGGTAAAGAAAAATTAACTGCTAATTTAGAAACCATGAAGGACGAAGTATCAGAAACGTCTTTAAAGGGAGCAGAAACTAACTTAAAGAATGTTGAAGAAAAGATACAAAAAGAAATAGATAGATTCAAACAATCAGCCGATTATCGTAAACTGTTGAGATTAATTAATCCGGGAAGAGGCGACCCATATTACAATAAGATGACTCAAGATAGAAAGTTCAAATATCAAGACAAGATGGATGACTTGTTTGAGAAGTTCAAGTCTCAAGATAGAATGCAAAGAATGTATGATTTACAAAAGAAATATAAACAACAAATACAAGCATTTCAAAGAATTCCTCAAGTAGAACAATTATTAGAGAATTGGAAGGACGTGTAGAATATGTGGGAAAACGTTATATTGAAAGAAGACAGCCCGTTGTTGGAAAAGGTTGATAAAAAACAAAAGAAGAAGATTAAGAAACTTTGTCAATCTGTTCAACCAACGGAATATATGGGACAAGACTTTACCCGATTGGGTGATTTATTGGATGAAATAAAATCACTTGATGTAGAAAAGTCAGATAAGAAGAAGATGGAGAAAATTGAAGAAACAAATCTTTCTTTGGTTGCGGCAGCATCTGAACTTAGAAAAGATTATGAGATTCTATATCGCCAACTTAAGGGGATTATTTATCCTAAGAGTAAAGGTGATTTAGGAGATGAAAAAGATGAGTGAAAGCACAGATAACGAAATGCTTCTTCTTATGAAGGAGTTAGTGAGTAAGGTAAACGAGTTAGAAAAGGCCGTTTACAATAAGGACAACCTACTGATGAAATCAGGTTATGTGGTTGCAAACACCCCTGTACCAACAACTAGCACAGGGGGCACTACTGTTGATGATATTGCCAAAATGGATTGGGCAGATATTAATGAAATGGTAGCAAGAATGGAGGGGAGTAATTAATGTATGACGGACTTCCTGTAAAGGTGACGAAAGAAGAAAAGTTAGAAGAGTTAATGACTAAGGCTGCTAAGAAAGGAACAGAAGTTCTTTCTATGTTAAGCAATCAAGTCTTTGAACCAGAAGATTCTAACGGTGAAACTGTTAAGGCTAAAAAACCCAAGGCTGAATCTGTTCCAGACGTAAAAGGAATGGATGAACAAAAAACAAAGGTAACTGAGTCTGAGGGATAGTTTTGCCACAATCTGGGGTCTTCTTTCGCAAAAAGAATACAGGGCTGGCGAAGCGTGTCCTTGACTTTTATGAAGATGTAAGATACAAATATCTATCTGCGAGAGAAGACCCTGATGAATACGGTAAAGAATGGAGAAAGTCTGTTAAGAAGATAAGAGATGATTTTGATGGTCTTAGTAGTTTTACTAATGAAATGAAAAGATATTTAGATGAAGAAACTGTTTTCGATAAGAATGCCCTTGATGCAGAATCTAGTCAAGCAAGAGAATTGTATGCTCAGATTAAAAGATTGCGTTATAATTCTGAAGAAGTTAATGACCCCTTTGCTAAACAATTGGGTGACAACGTTATAGAAACGTTTGTGTCTGAACCCTCTATATATGCTATGTTCATACACTATGCTTTACGCACACACGCACACAGTATATCTGCTGCTGCTTGGGAAAAACATGGTATAAACATAGGCAACATTTCTGAAGGGGCTATGGGGTTAGACCTTAGGTTAGATGATATACCTATTTACATTATAGAACACTATGGAGATGATAAGGATACTTCTAAGGTTAAACCTAAGTTTAAGCCAGCATTGGAATTATTAAAGAAAGTTTTCTTAGTGGACAATACAGAAGAAGATTGGGAAGAGTTAGTAGCAATCAGATTAAAGAAAGAAAAGAAAAAAGAAAAGTCTGAAAAAGAAAAAGAAGAAACAGATTTTGTAATTCCAAACAAACCCATGTATAGAATATTTGAAGTAAATGATATTAAAGACTTAAAAGGATTTAGTGGAGAATGGGTAGTTCAAGAAAAATATGATGGCATTAGAGTTCAACTACATAAAATAAAAGACAAGGTTAAAATTTATTCATATAATGAAAAAGATATTACTTCCAAATGTAAAGACATTGTTGATAAACTAGAACAAAAGAGGTTTGGTGATAGCATCTTTGATGCTGAAATAATATTATATGATAAAGACGAACCATTACATCGTGCAGATACTATTGCACATCTATTCAAAGGAAAATATCCAGAAGCAAAGTTAAAGGCTAGGGTATTTGATATATTACATCACGAAGGAAAGAATGTAACTGATACCCCATTAAGAGAAAGAATAAATATTCTATTTTATCAGTTAGCACAGCATTCTTCTGATGAATTGTCTTTCCCAAATAAAAAGAATACTAGGATAGCAGATTCATTAGCAGAAATAGAAAAGTATTCTAAAGATATTATGGAATTACCAACATCAGAAGGAGTTGTTATTAAAGACATAGAATCTACTTACTACAAAGGAAGTAAGAAAAACCCCAAGTGGATTAAATTAAAGAAATTTGTAGATTTAGATTTAATTGTATTAGATAAGAAATCTACGAAGTCTAACCTTAATTCTTATACTTTAGGAGCAGGGCCACTTAGCGGAGAAGAAGCAAGAGAACATGGTGGAACAGAATTAGATGGCCTTAAATATCTAGCAGTTGGTAAAGCATTGAATACTAAAGAAAAGGTAGATGTTGGAGATATTGTAAGGGTTAAGGTTGATGAAGTTAGAAAGAACAATGGTGGGTATAAACTGTATACTGCTAAAGTGATTGAAATACCAGAAGTAGAAGCACCAGAGAAACTAATTACATTAGACCTATTATCTAAAGAAGGCAGGAAATCATTAAAGTATGAAGTTGAAGACGCATTAACAAAGTTTGTAATAACTGATGGTGTTCACGGTGAAGCAGATATTATAATGAAATCTGACTTTGAAGGCTTTACTGTTTATGGTTTTAGTGGAGACTCTCTAATGGAAAAGAATGCTTTAGCCGACATGGATATGTGGAAGCATGAAATTGAAGAGTTAATGAAGGCAAAGTCTGGGGATGCTAGAGTAGCAATTAAAGCATACTTACAAGAAATAGATACAGAAGAAAAAGGAATACATATAAATGAAATATTTAATTTCTGTAAAGAGAAGATACCTAAGTTAGTTGAAGATTTATGGACAGGAGACATCAAAAGAATGGTTAACTGGATGAATGATTATGATGATTTTATCAAGGTAACTAAAGATAAATATACTGCAAATAAAGATAAACTTATTAAAGCAGAAAAGACTCCAAAGAAGGGTAAGTTCTTATTATATCATGGTAGTGATGATAACTTAGAAATGATTATTAGAACGCCCGATAAAGAAATGGCGTGGACAATTGATATTGAAGATGCTGAAGATATTTATAATCTGTTTGGCAAGTCTGGTAAGTTTCCTGCACAAGTTTCTACAAAGACAACAAGAGATAAATTGTTAGATTCTGGAGAAATTGAGTTAGGTGTTCAAAGGCATGGTTATCACGAATATAAAATAAATGGGGATAAGTTTGAAACTAGATTACACTTTAGAGTGGTTCCTGTTAAAGAACAAGATACATGGGTTGTTTGGACAGGAATCAAACAAAAGATGTTAGATAAAGACAAAGATGAAGGAATATGGGATATTACTGAAGACAGGCATAAAAAGTTAACCATGCAAGTTGCGTAATATCGTGGCATTCATATAGTAAATTAAGGAAGTGGGAATGTGTCGGAAGCCCAACTGCTGAAGTCGGATACAGAAGGAAACTTTAGGATATTAAAATCAGATGATTTAGTTATTGGTGGATACGCTTCAATAGAAATAGTAGATAAACAAAATGATTTAATTACTTTGAAAGCATTAGAAGAAGCAGTAAATAAATATATGACAACACCCAAATATAGAAATGTAATGTCAAATCATTCAAACGTTCAAGTCGGAGATGTAATAGAGAAGTATAGAGATAAATCTGGAAATCTTCATAAAACACAAGTAGACGATGTAGGATTTTATGTTGTTATTAAACTAAGAGATGACATAGAAAAAGCAAAAGAAATTCAAAGAGGTATCAGAAAAGGAACCTTACGTTCATTCAGCATAGGTGGACAAGCATTATCAAAGAGGCAAAAAACTAGTGAAGAGTTAGGCCAGTATAATGAGATAGATAAATTAGAACTCCATGAAGTAACAATTTGTGAGAAAGGAATAAACCCAGAAGCAAAGTTTGACATATTAAAGGAGGAGAAGAGTGACATGACTGAGAGATTGGAAAAAGCACTTGAGGAACTTAACGGCCTTATGGCAGAAGTTAACAACCTCAAAAAGGATGAGAGTAGCATGGAAGATGACGTTGATGTGCCTATGGCAGAAGAAGGTGACGTTGAAGACATGGAATACTCCGAAGGAAGCGAAGGAGATGAGTATGATGGCGCAAAGGAAAGTATGGACTTAGAAGAGTCCGATTCCGATGACCTAGAAGAGTCTGACTTCGATAATACAACCAAAGGCAAAACGGGGCCGGAAGGTTTCGTTGAAGATGGCAGATTACCTGACCATGATTCAACGGCAAAGAAACACCCACAAGGCGCACAAATGGGACAGTTATACAAGGAGTGGTCAAATGACGACTTCTCAACACTAGACCTTAGCACCGAGAATGTAGAGAAGGCTTACGAGGCTTTCAAAGCAGAGCAGTTAGAGAAGATGGCTTATGACTCTCTAAAGGCTAGGTTTGAGGAAAGGTTCGTAGAGGAGCAAAACGTAAGAAAGGCTTCTGTTGCCCGAAACGAGTATGACGCAAAGAACGAAGTTGAAGCACTAAAGGAAGAGTTTACTCTTCTTAGGAAGTCTTTAACTGCTCAGTCTGATGATATTGTTAAGGCTCAGACCCAAACCATTGAAGTACCAGATGTATCTGAAATGTCTTGGGGAGAGATTCACAACTTCATCGCGGAGTATGAAAACTAAGGTGATTAAATATGAGTGGATATATTAAGTCAATGAAAGATTTGGAAGCCGCAACTTATGGTATTAAGGGCGGTCAGGGAAATTCGCTGCTTAAGGCAGCAGGTGTTGTTGGAGGACTAGGTTCTTCACACGATGGTTCAGCCGGACTTTTGACTGGAACTGGCCCAACGGCAGTATCTTCCCTATATAACATTGCATACGGTAAGAAAGTATGGTCAATGATAAACCAAGAATGCAATGCTCTTGCAATGCTCGCTAAGAGGCCATATACGGCTTCTGGGTGGAGAGTGCTAGAAAAGAGAGCAGGTGGCGGTGGAAACAGTAAAGTTTCTATGTCCGGTGACAGCGCAACGCTGGCAAAGGGTGCAGATACACTACGTCCAGACGCTTTAGGTGCTTATGGTGAGAACGCAGCAATTGATTCTGGAGCCGATTCAACGGCAGGAACCATTTCTGCTATTACACCAACCTATGCACAACTTAAGACCAGCCCAAAGACGGTTGCTCATCTGTTTGAGTTCTCGGAATTGGCCCTTGAGATGGCAAAGATTGATGACGGTGTTGGAGACATTCGCGCTCTAATCCGTGAAGATATGGGTAAGCACCACGCTGAAATGCAGAACGCTATGCTTCTAATGCCTTTAGAAGACTACAACCTAGAAAACTCGGCTGCTAGAGCAGACCAGAACTATACTTCTTTAATGAAGATAGTTTCTTCATCTGCTGAGTTAACGGATATGTATAACGAGGACTTTGGTTTCCTAAACCAAGCAAAGACTGGTTCAGACGTATTCCCTAACGAGATGGCTGATTTGTTCGGAACAACCGCTAGAAGACCAACGGTTGATGGTGCAGGTTCTTCTGGTGTTAAATTAGCACAAGCAGTTGATGCAGGGTATCTTGATTCGTATGTGGACTTTGGTGATTCATATGCTTCTACAAGACCACTAACTCTAACCATTCTTAACAAGGCGTTAAGAAACATTAGAGAAGCAGGTGGAAGCCCTAAGGTCATCCTAACAGGATATGACACCATTCAGCATCTTGGTGACTTACTACAGTCCCAAGAGCGATTTATGGACAGAAAGGAGATTATCCCTACCCATAATGGTGTTAGAGGTGTAAAGGGGTCAGAAGTCGGCTTTAGAGTCGCTACTTACTTCGACATACCCATCATACCTTGCAAGGATATGCCTTCTACCACAAAGACGGCTGCTGCTACTGATTTAAGCGATATACTGATTCTGGACACAGACCATATATGGCTATCAGTAATGAAGCCCACCCAATACTTTGAAGATGGTATTGACCACGGCAACCCATTCGGTGTTGCAAAACTTGGCAATCAGGCAATGTACCGCACGATTGCTGAGACTGGTTGTTCCTTCTTTAAGGGACAAGGTAAGATAACCAACCTAAGTAGTGCATGAGGTGATTAAGTATGGCATTAGTAGTAACAATGCTGGCTGACCATAAGGGCATAACTGCCCCTAAAGCCGTTGGTGACGAGTATGTTGTTGACGCTTTAGTTGATATGGATACTTATGCAGACGGGGGATTGACTGTCACCGCAGCGCAATTAGGACTGAGAACCGTCCATTGTGTTGCAATGACAGGTCAAGACTCGTTAATCGGTTTTACCGTACCTGAAGTAGATGCTTCCGGCGAATACGCTGGAGCAACTTCTTTCAAGTTAAACTGTATTAAAGGAACATCTGGTGCTAACGCAGAAGGTGGCTCCGTTGATTACGGTTCGGTAAGAATCCGAGTCTGGGGAAATCTTTGATTACCGCAATAAATGTGGCCTATGGCTCCTTAACGGGGCCATAGGTCACTACACACCAAATTTTTTAGACAACATTCATAAGGGGTGCGACCCCTCACACGATTCACAGGAGATGCGATTATGGCAGGTTCACTACAATATGTATTCAAGAACGCTAATGCTAATGCAGAAGAAAAGCAATTGATAGCACATAGGGTTAAACTTATGTCTATTAAAGTGCATAATTCAGATGACTCAGCACAGACTGTTCATTTATATGATGATACAAACGATACTGCTGCAAATTTGTTTGCAACTATAGTTGTTGCTGCAAATACTACGCTGGATTTGGACTATCATGGGGCTATGTTGGGTATAGGTCTTTACTTAAAGGCAGACGCTACAACAGGTAGAACCGCTAATCAATTAATCGTTTCTGCTCAAGCGAGATGATTAAATGCCCGCGTTAGAAAAAGATACAAAACTAGTAATGACGATATTATTCGTTGGTTGCATTAGTGGCATAAATGTTTTCTTTTATGCTGAGTATGGCAATTTGCTTGCCTTTTCACACTATGCACACGCAGTAGTATTTTCACTAATGACTATTGGTGGAATACTTGTAATGAAGGCGGTCTTTGACCTTGCCTTAAACGATTATATAGAGATGACCCTATTAGATAGAAGAATTGCCGCCTATTGGAATAGAAGGGCTAGAGATGAACAACAAAGAGAAAAGGTTCGTCAAAGTCTTCAACAGTTTAATAACTCTTGGAACAGAACACCAACAAATAACCTAGCACCAAAGGCAGAAGAACCACAGGTGGTTTCTCCTTCTTTCTTAGCGCAGGTTGAGTGATTAAATGTTAGAGGCCATTGCATTTGGCATGGATGAATCTGCTTTAGCATACGATATGCAAAGAGCGCATTCAGCAGATGTTTGGTTTCTAAGAGCAAGGTTTTATTTTTGGGGTTTCATTGCTTCTGTCTGTAGTTTTTGTATAGGCCATGCTTTACCATCATTGGGGGTTAATCTCTTTAGCACGGTTTGGGGAGGTATTTCTTCGATATTTCATTTCTAGGTGATTGAATGTCAGTAATGACTGGGTTTGTAATCATCTGCATAGAACAATTAGGACTACTTTGGAAGAAAATAAATCCTCACGCAGTTGGAGTATATGGTGCAACACAAGTTGGAAAAACAACATTACATCATCAATTAAGAACAAGAGGAGATGTACCAGAAATCAAACAACGAACAGTTGGAAGAGAAAGAGCATTAAGAAAAACAATTAAAATTGATGGTGACCAACATACAATCAAAACATCAGACATAGGAGGAGAAACAACATATTGGAATGAATGGCTATACGATATGAGAACAAGAAAAGTAGAATATATTATCTTTATGATTGACGATAGACATTTAACAAAACATTTTGATATAGAGCAACAATTGTGCTGGACATTTTTAGTAGATACAATATGCGCTCCTTATTGGGATATGGAAAATAGAAAATATAAAAAGTCTGATAAAGATTATCCAAAAGCAGTAGGAATATGGGCAAATAAATTCGACTTATGGAAAGATAAATATCAATTCAAAGACATTCAACAACATCATATATTTGACGCATTTAAAGATGGAGCAAACAAATTAAATGACAAAGGAATACCAACATACAAATATATAGTAAGTGCAAAATCAGATTCAGAAATGGTTTATCGTGGCGTAGCAACAATGATTGAGGATTACTAATGTGGGATATAATTTTAAAAAATGAAGCGCAAATATACGCGGAGTTTAAAAGAAGGAATAAACATTTGTGGGATGCAGCACAGGGCTATGAAGGACAAGGAGAAGTAGCAACTTTAGATTCAATTGTAATGGATTTCATTAGAAAAAATAAAGGTAAGCCTAATATGTTTAGAGAACTATACAAGGTAGCAGAAGGATATATTATGAGTAATTAGGTGATACAATGGCAATGACATATAACCCTCCTTCACTAATAGATGCTACTACTGCTACGGCAGCAAATCCTTTCTTACCGCCCATTAAGTTTGCTAGGGCAGCAGGGGGCGTAATGCAATATGATTATAAAAGCAGCAAGCCAAAGAAACAACTTAAAGAAATGCTAAAGGTTCTTTGGCCTGAAAGAAAAACATTTATGAAGATACCTTATGGCTATAAATTCAATGCTAAGGACAGATGTGTTGTATGCGGAACACATAAGGTTTGGGATGCTTCTGACCCAATGCGACCAACAATACCTCTTCACAAAGTTAGAAAAGGTTATCCAATGAGAGGCACTTATTGTGAGAAGCATTCACAATTACACAGACAATATGAGATGTTAGAGCAACAGATAATAGCAGATGAACACGGCCTTTCTTTTGAATCATACATACCTATGCCCAAAGTGCCTAAAATGTTACAATCAGCACCGCTAACTTCATTAAGGCAATCCGATATTGAGAGTTTGTCAGGAGCAGGTTGGACAATAAGACCTCCACGCATGACTGATGAAAATGCAGAAGACGAACTTTTCCGTTTAACAATGGAGCAAAACGGCATTAATAAAAGAGTTATTGAGTTAATGACTAACGGGGCAAAAATAATTCCACAGGAAGAACAAACAATAAATCCTGAACCAACACAAACGGAGGCACAATAATATGTGGGGCACATCAAATAAAAGCATTGCAAGGCAAATTGACGCTAATACACAAGCGCAATTTAAAGCCACTAATAATCTACTAACACTACAGGACAATCATGTAGAAGAGTTTTTCCAATACCACGGAGTAGAATTTTTGGGCGCACTTGAAAAGTTAGTTGAAGATGTTGTTGAGAGAGTTGTTAGTCAACAATTAACAAAACTAAGATTCGATACAGTAGGAACAGGAACAGAAATAGGAGTTACTGAAACTGTTAAGGCTGAACTAAATACAATAACAGATGCTAACATTCAACTTGATTTACAAAACCTATTGGCTTCTGCGGTTAATTCAGAAGTAGTTTATCAAAGAAAGATGGCAAAGAGTCAGTATTTAGAATCACAGGGCTTTTCTGCACCACAACCACAAGCCCCAACAATGGCTCCATCAGCAGGAATGCCTGTTGCTGGCGGTGTTGACCCATCACAAATACAAGGTGGTAGTGGTGCAACTCAATTTAATCAGGCCATGTATCAGCAACAACAAGCATTTAGCAACAATTCTGGGTATCCGATTCCACCAGCAGGAACGGATACAATGGGGAACCCTTACTGGATAGACCCGAATACGGGTCAAATGACCTATACTCCCCCTAGTAGTGGTTTGGGTCTATCGCAGATGATTTCTAAGGGTGCTGCTTGGGCCGCTTGGTTGGCTTAAGTGGTGCAAATGATTAGAATACCCGGTACAATCCGCTATGATGGTAGAGAATATACAATAGGTTCAGAACCAATTGTTATTAGTTCTCCTACCGTTTCGGAGGATTTGTTAGAAAATGACATAGCCCTGCTTATGCTTAAATTTATAGTTGCCCCTTTTGCTCCTAAAAACTACGCAAACATTACTAAAAATCTAAAACATTTTCTTAACTGGAATTTATTAGAAGATGCTGAAAATGAAAATGATATGGAATTTAATGCAATACAATATGAGCAATATGTTAAAGATACTTGGAAGCAAATAGAAGATTTAACTCCAGAACAGTTCTATAAATATACTAAAGGTTTTGCAAGTGGTAAAAGCAGCGAAGACCCATATGATAAATTAATGACATCATTAACTGATAGAGCAAAAACAATGCAGATGAAAGATGTATTTGATAAAATAGGTTATGAATGGTTAGCATCTGCACATAAAGTAAAAGGTAAAAAAGGAACACAATTGTATATTGCAGGAGAAAACGTTGTACCTTATCGTAAAGCATTAGAAGAAGCATCTACTTTATTTACTATTGACGATAATGATGATAGAAAAAGCACAGGCATAAAGGACTCATTACATCATAGAAAATTTAAAAGGAAAGGTTGGAAACACCTACTTAATGAAAAGCCCAAGGATGATGAAACTGAGAAAGAAAAAGAAGCAAGGCTTAAACAAGAATCTTTAACGGATGAAGAATTATTAACCGAAGAAGAGATTAAGAAATTAATTAAAGAACAAAACATATATAAATATATGCATATTAGCGTAACAGAAAAAGAACTTTTTAAAGATAAAAAGGCGGGCACACTATCTGAACAAACTGTTAAGATTACTATTAATTTTGATGAAATAATAGCAGACATAATGGCACAACAAGGCATTCGTCAAGAAAAAATTATATCAACTGGTGACCCAAAGAGAACAAATCTTAGAAAACTGACAGATAAAGAATGGTTAAGTTTATTTACGGGGGATTAAATATGCAAATGTTAAAAGAACTTAAAGATATTGTAGACCCCCATGATGGGTCTAAAAACCCAGACTATAAAAGGGAACTGCCGTCTGAGTATGAAATCTCTGCATCATGGTATCCTAAAGGATGGAAAGACTTTGAAGGAAAAGATAGAGAACTGTGGTTTAAAGTTAATACTAAGAAAGCACTTAACTCATTAATAGAAAAAGTAGGAGGTATTGATGAGGATGTTGACCTAACTGATAGAGAATTAGATATAATTGAACACGCATATAACACCAAAGTAATTGATTTACCTACTGTTAGAAACATGGTGTGGGGTGTAATGAAGGATGGTGAAAAGAAAGTAGATGAAAAGACTGGTGGGACTGTATTTGAATTTCCAACAATTAAGGAATATAGCCCAGCAGAAGTAAAATTTATTATTGACCACATTGAAAAGGTAGATGGTAAAAGAAACCCTAACGCATTTGAATCAGAAATATTAATGGCTTTTGGAAAAAGAGGACTATCTGATAAGTTAATAGAAGCCAAGCGAAGTGTAAGAAATATAAAACCCATTGTTCATGCTCCTAAAAACTCAGCATATCCAGAAAGAAGATTTTTTAGAAACCAAACACCAGAGGCAGGAGACAAAAAATTAGAGTTAGATTGGGACAATTTAATGAATATAAAAGACGTTGCACCACAAATAAACGATGCAATTACTCCAACTAAAGTAGGAGTGTTAAAGTTAGAAATTACTGCCACTCTTGCAGATGATAAATATCTTAAACATTTAAAAACAGCAAAAGATAAAAGTGATGCTGCCCGCGAAGAATTAGAAGAAAGGATAGGTGTTTATAGATTAGAAAATATAGACTTTAAAACTACTGGTGAATATCGCTGGAGAAATGTTGTAGAACAATCTCCTGAAAAGTCAAGGGATTGGAAAAGACAAAAGAAATATGTGTTAAGTGGGCATAAAGATATTAATCCTGAATTTGGAACAGGAAGAACCCGCGTAGGATTAGAAGAAGGTGGACAGGCTCGTTTTTACAGAACACAAAGCGTAACAATAGTTTCCTATATTAAAAGGCAAATGGCAAAAATAAGTAGGTGGATGAATAGATGAGTAAGTTAAAGTCAGATAGTGATTTTGTTCAAGGACAAGCAGTAAACTATGGAACAGGGTTTGGATATTATACTACCCATGCAGATGTTACAGCATTATTACAATGTCAAACATTTAGTGGGTCAACAAGTCCAACAAATGCAGAAGTAGGAAAGATAATTAAGAGAGTTGAAGGCAAGATAGATGATAGTATTAAAACTACATTTAGACCAGAAATAATACAAAAAGAACATCATGATTTTATTCCAACAAGAGATGTTATGTATCCTGTATCACATTGGAAAGATTATGTTGGTTTTATTCAATTAATATATACTAATATAAGAAAATTGGTTAGGCTAGAGGTTTGGAAAGGTAATCAATATGAAGACATTGCTTCTGCTATGGCAACAATAACTCCAACAACTACAACTGAAAATCATAAATACGTCTTTTATGTAGGGACTCCGGGCGAAGCAAACACAATTAGGTTTAATGTTCCAAGAGGTTCTGCAAATGGATTCTATAATCATCTAGGTGAAAAGACAACGGTGTTACAATTATGTGATGCAATTAATGAAAAATACCCATCAAAGACTTCAGGGTTTACAGGAGAAACACAGGCTAAGACAATTACAGGAGAAAACGACACAGGTGATGGTGGAGGAAACCATACTGACAAAAATATCTCAGATTTCTTTTATGCTTCTCCAAGCCATGACGGAACTAAGGTTAAAATTTCTTCACTACTTCCTTCTGATGCAGGAACAATATGCACAATTGAGGAATGGCAAGGTTCTACTTTAGCAAAAATAAGCACTATTTCTTTTGAAGACAAAGAATCTTATGGAAGAAGAGAAGATTGGTGGGATATTAAGGAAGAAGGAAGAATTTATTTTAGAAATAATTGGCCCTATATTCAAAACAATGCAATAAAAGTCACTTATCAAATTGGTGGAAGCAGGGTTCCGGCGGCAATTCACGAAGCAGCAACAAAGATGGTAGCAGCAGAAGTGCTATTACATGATGATAATACTGTATTAATTGCTGAATCTGGTGCAAATATTGATTTGAAAACTAAACACGACATACTTGTTGAAGAGGCCAAACAGATAATAGACGGCAAGAAACAATTGCTTCATTTAATTGATTAGTGATAACATGGGTGAAATGAAAAATCTTATATTTGAGTTTCAAAAGATATTGAAACTTGAAAAAGAGAGAGCAGAAATAGAAAAAGAAATACTTGCTTTGCAGGGATTAGAAGACTTAGCAGCAGATGACGACATGGTATTAGATAATGCAGCAGATAACTTCTTTAGAAAATTTGAATATGCTTTAAGTAAGGAGGAAAAAGAATGGATGAAATCACTTTCCTCATAACTCTTATTGATGAGAATTGGACAAACGCAACTGTTGATGTTGATGGTAATGCCGCCAATGGAGAAGTTAATGCCTTTGGAGACAATTGTCCGGGAACATCTTCACATAGAGCAAAGCCTCTTTTAATTGATATAAAAAACTTTACTCCCAATCAAGGAAGAAGAGTAGACTTAGATTCAACAGATATTATATTATTTTATGAAGACTCAGCAAGCATTACTCACCCTACAATTGATTGGTCGGTTAGAAATGAAGAATACACATTTACGTTACATATTAGAACATTACAACCTAAAGGACAAGCCGACCTAACATTTGCAAGGACTCGACTACAAAGTTTATATCAAATCGTGCGCTACATCATAGAGAAGAAGGGGCTAAGGCCATCAATAAGTGCTGGTAATAGTGCCGAGTTATTACAGATTACAGGCAGAAGTGATGCTAATGATAGAGGTAAAAGGTTGTTAGGGTATAAACTGACTGTTAATATGAAGAGATTTGGAAGACCAATTGTAAGTTAGTAGGTAGTTAAAATGGTAAATAATGAAGTATATACAGGAGCAGGTTTATCTGCAAGTATGATACCTGAATTAGAATTTGATTTAGGTGCATTAATAGATGAAAGTGGAAAGAATGGAACGTTGATTGCGTGTGGGCCATTGCCCTCACTAACAACAACTGGGTCTAGTTTTGATTCAGTTAAAATTTCTGCGGGAACGAGAATAAAATTAGTAACTGATTTGTATAAGGGTTGTCTAGCAACAATTACAGAAAAAAACTCATCTGGTGCTGATTTAGGAACTCCTGCAACTGCTCAAACTCTTAGGATTAAATCTAACGGGTCAAACTCAATTACTTTTAACCAAGAAATATCTACTACTGCTAACAACAGATTTAAAATAGTTATTCATGGATATGGTGCGCCACTACCTGCACCTGCTGCTGATGATACTGCCATAGTTACTTCCGCAGATGTATGGTTAGGGTTAGTAAATACAATTACTCCACCAACTGTTGATGCAGAATTAAAACAAATTAATCTTGCTATGGGAGGAACAAGAAACTTTGGGTATCAATACAAAGCCGCAGAAACACTTGGAGAAGCGTCTTTTGATGTTGCTTTGAATAACGGTTCTTGGTTATATTATGCTTTAGGAGATATGACCTACGCTACATCTTCATTAGGTGGAACTAGCAATGAAGCAGGAGATACATTAATAACTAATCGCTTCTATTCACATATTACAAGCAATACTGCAAATGCAACATTCCATAGAGTATTAGATGATTATAATGGAAGCCAAACAGTAAAGAGACTGTTTCCTCCTTTAGCATCATATCCCGGTGGTGACACTTTAACTAACTATCAAGCAATTAATACTACTGATGGTATATACCCAGATATTCTATATAATATATTAGAAAATGATTCTGGAGATTTACCTTCATTTGCTTTAGAAATTAATGCAGAAAAGAATAACGTGTCTCCGTATAGAGTAGATGCTAATAAGGAAAGTATGTTTACTAGAATTTATACAGGTTGTCAGGTTAACTCCCTTACATTAAACTTTGAGGAAGGACAAGAAGTAACTGCATCTGTAAGTGCTATGGCAAGAAAGGCACATGATTGTGAAACCAACTATTCTCCAAGAAGAGGTCAGCAAAACGTAACTGATTTAATTAATTTTGAGGGAAGAAATACAGACGACACTAATCCCTTTATGTTCTCTGATGGTTCTATTAAGATATTCGGTCAACAAATGGCTAGAGTAAAGGGCGGGTCTTTATCAATAGCCAACAACCTAACCGCACAAAGATTCATAGGAAACTATGACAGAACTATTACTTCTGCTCACATTGCAGGACAAAGAACTTATGATATAAACCTTAACTTGTTAATAACCGACAGAACAATTTGGGATGAGTTAAGGAAGCAAAACGAAACAACAGATACATCAACAACTGATGAGTTAATTGAGTTAGAGTTTACAAAGTCAAACGGAGAATACATCAAGTTTAAGTTTGATGACTATTTGACTACTTCTGTAGACATTCCGTTCCCAGATGATAAAGGAGCATTAGAAGTCGCTCTCACAGTCTCGGCACGAACCCTTGCAACCAATGGTTGTCAATACAACGGAAACTGGATTATACTGTGATTGATGACCCTTAAGAGATATTCAAGTAAAAAGAAAACTTTTTCTAGGAGATGGAGGTAAATTTTAGCAGGGCATTTCCCGTTTAGGGTGGGTGTCGTGCAAAATAGGGGGTCAAAAAATGACTCCCTGCGGAGGCTTTTAAAAATCATTTTATAATCAAATTTCAGATTCCACTAACAATACGTTTGTATGTTTGTTAGTTATATTGTAGGTGGAAAAAACTATGGAAAGACAAGTAGTTAATGATAAGAATAAACTGTTTTCGGCAGTTGAAACTGAATGCCATCACTTGAAGGCTTCGCCCGATAGTGATGAATATGTAAAGGTGTGGGTCAAAGAACCCACATGGCTCCAAGTAGAGCAAGCAATGTCAAGTGTAATGGCACTTGATTCAAAGACAGGAGGTATGGAGATAGACATGAATAAAATGTATAAATTCATGGTTGAAAACTTCATAGAAAAGACAGAACCAAGTCTGTCAAAGATAGAACTTTTGCGTCTATCACCCTATGTAGGAGGGCAATTAAAAGAAATCCTACCAAATCCCCTAACGGATTCCTTTGGGGATGATATGGGAAACTGAGTGATTATAAAAATGCTTTAAATGGTAGGAAGGTTGACCCACAAATAGCAATGGATATATTATTATATAGTTATTGTCAAACGTTTCATTTAAATCCAGAGGAAGCAAAAAACACTCCAATAAAAACGATTCAGAAATTTATGCAAATACATGGGGCTGTAAAAGAGATAGAGTCTGATGAAATTAAAAAAGTACAAAGGAAGGGGTGATTAAATTTCAATAGAAGATAGGATGTATTCAATATCCGCTTCTATTGAAGCCCTTTCCGCCAATACAACTGGTTTACAAGATGTAATGGTTGGTTTAAACAAATCAAGATTTTGGACAATAGTTAGTCGTTCAGCATCGGGTATTTTACCTAATTTCTGGGCAGTTCAAAATAAATTTAGGGCTATTACTGATGCTTTTAGATTATATTATGATGGGCATGAAGCCGGAAATAAAGCCGTAATGGATGCCATTAATGCTCAAGTTAAATTAAGTGACGCATTAGAAAACTTAAATGAAGACTTATTAGATAATAACCTTGCATGGGAAGAATGGCAAGGCATAGCAAGCGAATCAGTTAAAGAATACGATGCTATTGTTCAACAAGCAGAAGCATATATTGATGCATTAGATACAAAGGGTCTAATGGAGTTTAATGATGAGCAAGCAAAACAAATTGCTATTCAAGAAGAAGTAATGAAAAATACCAAAGACATGATGAGTGGTCAAAAAGCAAAGTTAGATGTGGCACAAGAAAGAATTGTGCAAAAGAAATTAGACAAGCGAGAATTAGATGAAGCAGATAATCCGGTTCAAAAATTCTTCATTAAACAACGTCAACGATTAGTTAATTTTGCTAAGGCCATTAACCCAGTCTTAAAAGGGTTAAGAACGTTTTTGAAAAATGCCCTAATGTGGGGAACTGTTTTCTTACTTGGAATTTTAGTCCTTGTAAATATTATTAAAATGATGTGGCCTTGGATTCAAGAATCAAGAAAGGTATTTGTTAGAGCATTAACGATGATTTGGTCAGGAATAGTTAATGTATTGGGAGGAGTATTTAAAATGGTAGTAGGAGCATTACAAGGAGATTTTGGTAAGTTCTTTGAGGGATTAAAACAATTAGGTTGGGGCATGATTCAATTAGTAATTGGGGCATTTGGTATAATGGCTTCTGCCCTTATGCTTGTTTTAAACATAGCATGGAGTGTATTATTTGGTAAGTTAGAAGAAGGACAAAGTAGGCTTGCAAGAATAGGTAAATTCCTTTTTACTATGGTTTCTGCAATATTATTAGTAGTAGCAGCGATAACCTTCATTGCTACAGGTGGATGGATGATAGCCTTAGGTTATCTTCTTGCAGCCGCAGTTGCAGGGGCTATAGCAAAGGTAATTCCGGGTAGAGCCACAGGAGGAGTAGTAAATGAAAATATGACTTTAGTAGGAGAAAAAGGCCCAGAATTAGTTTCATTACCAAGAGGGTCTAGGGTTCATACTAGCAACCAATCTGCAAACATGATGGGTACAACAAACATTACAGTAAATGTTCAAGGTCGTATAGGCGCATCAGATGCAGAAGTAAAAGACATGGCAACAAAGGTAGCAAGAGAGATTAACATGAGAATGAATAGAACAAACACAACACCAACGAGGTTTTAATAAATGGTAGATTTTGCAGATATAAGAGCAGAAGGAGCAACCTTCGTAATGTTAGAACTTGCTAGGAGAAAGGTTCATCCAATAGATGATGCAAGTAATACTATACACACTAATAGAATAGGACTATATTGTGAGACTATAAATATACAAACAGCAAAGACTACAATGCCATTTGAGGTTCCCTTTTCTGGTCTTATTTCTGGTGAATCTACTACTATGGTTATGGATGCAGGAATGGCTAGAAAAACAGTTCAATTAAGTGGATTCCTTACTGACCAAACAATACATAAGCGGTCTGGAAGCGGTGCTGTAAAGCAAGCCAAAATGACAAGTTATGAAGTAGCACAACTATTACACTCATATGTAGATTCTTCATTCTTACAACAAGACCAAAATCCATCAAAATTAATTATATTAATGCCTAGTAGAGTGGATGATAATTTTGATGTTAGAACAGGACACGAAAATACCCCACATGATGAATTGCCGTTAATACCATTTAACTTTGCTAATAGGATATATGATGTTCCTGATTGGTCTATTGGTGAAACCAAAGGAACGTTTGATGCAATAACAAGTGCTTCTCAAGAAATAAAAGGAATTGAAGGATTTATTACAGATGTAGGTACAGATTTATCGGGTGCTAGTATCCCTACAATTAATTTCAACCTATCATTTGTTCAAGCATCTACTGCTGTTTCAGACTTTATTAACACAACATTTTGAGGAATATGAATGCCGGGAGTTTATGTTGGGAAGACTAAAGCATTGGTTTTTCCTATGCTTTGTGATGGATATATCAATTTAGATTATTCTGAAATGAATGCAACAGATACAGAACTTTCTCTAAGGCAGGGAGTATGGTCGCCCAGAAATACATTTACATTGGAAGCCATTATTACTCCCTATGACATTAATGGTTACGGTAGCAGAACTACAGGTTTTGGAACCTTAGATTCTGAAAAAACTTCTCCACAGGTTGGAGAAACTGAAAGTAATAAAACACACTATCAGAGTTATCAAAGACTTGGCGCAACTCAAAATAATAAGAAAATGTCTATATTTTATAATACTAATTTGCATTTATATTTAGAAAATATGACTACAACAAATATTAATCAGCCATCTGAATGGCGATTAGTAGCAGACTTTCCACAGGCTACTGCTGAAACAAGGTATGTAACAACCCCTACCTTAATTAAAAGTCATAATACTTTACATGGTTATTATGATGAAACTGCTTGGTATGATGGCATATCTACAAGTAGAAGGAGAATAACTACTTCTGCAACAAATGTCACCCCAACCGCCACCATTGTTTGTAATAGACATACTGATATTCCGTATGATGAAAAAGCAACAGCAGCAGCAGGAAATATAAACATTACAGATAATACAGACTTACCTGCATATGTTACAGCAGTAAAAGCAACAGGACAAATTGATTTTGATAGTATTAATATGCCATGTAATCAAAATGAAGCAATAGGAACTGGTAGTATAGAAATAGTAAAACAAGAAGCAGGTCAAAGCGAAGCCAATAATAACGTATATGTTCAAATTACAGACGGTACAAATACCTATAGATTTTACCCGATGAGTTCTATTGCTGGTGGAAAAGACTATGATGACTTAAGCAACGTAGAAGGTTTTGGTTCTGGAGATTGGGGCTATCAAATAGGAGCAAATGATACTACTGGACAATTACAAATAACTGCGGGCAATTTAGCACAAGCAATAAATGCTGTAGGTTGGGCTAATCCTCACTCTCAATTAGATTTGGCAGATAACTCTACAATGTCAAGCACAAAAACATTATCTACTAATCCATATTTTACTTCTGTATTTAATGGAAACGTCACATTAGGTAGTGGAACAACTGCCAATTTTTGGAATGTAACAAACATATCAGGTGGAAACCCCGGAACAGAAGTTAATGATTATATTACAATTACATCATATAATCCTAGTGGTACAGATGTTGTTAGAAGATACAAAGCGAGTCCTCACAGTAACACAACAAATGGAGAACAGGCTACAACAAATGGTGGTTCTGTAAACGTTATTTTATATAGAAATGGCACAAGTCTCCATCAAACTGCTGTAAACTTTAGAACAGCATTGGGTAGCGCAAATGGTCACAATGGAGCGATTACTTATACAGGCACTTCATATACTGATGGTGCAATTACTTTAGTGCAAAATAATGCTGGAACAGGAGGTAATTTAGGAATATCATTCACTTCAGGTATAATTAATTCTGGTGGAACTGCTCATGCAACTAAAACAGATTTTAGTGGTGGTGTAAACTTAAACAACCCCAACCAATATGTTTCAATAACAGATAACCAAGGAACACCAAATACTACTAAATATAAGTTTTTAACAGCAAATGATGCAAAAAGTAATGGGGATACTTTAGGAGATTATAAGTTAGTTAAACTAGGAAATTCTGCAACAAACACGTTAATTAATTGGAAAACAGTCATAGAAGCAAATCAAAATTTAATAATAGGCGGTAGCGGTGCATCTCGACCAATAACTTGCACAAATACAGGAACAGGGGGTAATAATAGCACTCCTACTAAAAGTGGGACAATAGGTGGATTAACTCTTACCGCTATGACAGGAGCAACTAATGTTGTTTATACTAATTCATATATTTCTATTTATGATGATAACGGGGTTGAAAAGAAATATAAGGGTTCTAAATCTACTGCAAACGGAGGATTGAATTATTCCAATGGACAACTTGCTAATGGATATGTGCATTATGTAATAGGAACCTATGCTGGAAGCGGTGGAAGAATAGCAACAATGAATAACTTAAGAACTGCTATTTTATCAACAGATGGACATAATGGTTCTATTTCTGTTACCCCAGTTGATAGTAGTGAATCAAGAACTTTAACTATTGGAGCAGCAGGTAGTCAACAAAATAACACATTACAAGGAACATGGCCGGAAGTAAGTAGTGTAAAATCATTTACAACCCAAGCATGGCAAACGCAGAATACTGCTGACATTACATTACAAAGCGGAGAAGCCGCAAATATTGGTGTTGGTGAAACAATTTATAATTCAAATGGTGAAACAGTAGGAACTGTTTCATCTGTTACGGGTGATGTATTAGCAATGGGTAGTCCACCAAGCAATGTTACTTCTACATTATATGCATCACAACCTAGAGAAGCATTGTATTTGGATTCCGTATACAAAATATCTTTAGTTTATAATGATACAACCGGAAGAGTTGAGTTATATATTAATAATTCTTTACAAAAAGAAGCAAAAGTTTCTATAACAGATACCGATGCTAATGATTATAAGTTTGAGTTTGATGCTACTGATTGTAAAATAGGACAAGGCTCAGATAATACTACACAATTTTACGGGGAACTTTATGAAATAGCAATGTCAAATAAAGCACAAACTTCTTTAACTTCTACAACTCTTTCTCCCGGCTATAGTGATATAGTCTTTTATTATAGGTTTGATGAAGATGACAGTTAACTATGTTTATCCATTAAATGCTGGCGTGTCCAGTTCAGAAAGTCTTAACCACCTTTGGGCAACTAGGTGGACAGCAGGAAATCATGTAGCGTTTACTAGTGTTTCAGTTAATCCTACATTAAAGAACCCTATGATAGATTCTTTAGGTTCAAAATATCAAGGAAGTTCTGCTAATTTCTTTGAAATTAGAAAAGCACCGACTGATGTTGGAGCCACTACTGAACCCGATATTTCTAATCATGCAACTGATAGAATAGTAAATAGAATAATGCCTTCTAGTAATCCTAATACATTGGCTAATTATGCTACTAATAAACAGAATACATTATCGCATAAAATTAGATGCTATGATGCTAAACAAACAACTGCCGGACAAAAGGTAGGTGGTTCGTCTGCACCAGAATCAGGATTAGATTTAGAAAATTATGATTATTTCGTTTTAATAAATCCAGAAATATCTGATGACACTACCCCAACAATTAGACCTCATTTTGCCAAAATAAATAAACTCATAAGTTATGACGAGTATGGTGACGGGTTTGAGTTTAGCCCCAAATATCCAACTACTATACCTGAAGGCACAAACTTTGAAATTTACAAAGGGCCAGCAGTAACTAATACAAACATAGTAGCCGTATCTTATGGTTTAAGAGGAGATACTGCTGTTAATACTACTCTTGACAAATATGATGGTTTCTGTAGTGTTTCTTTACCTACATGGTATTTCTATAATGACAGGTTAGATATAGAAAACCAACTAGATTACGATACTAAATATCTTTTAACTACTTGTAGATGGTTTAAAGATTGGACTAAGTTTGCTACCAATACAAAAGCATATAATTCTGCTGGAACCGATACTGATTGGACGGCAAATAAAACGTTAACTATAACAGACTATACAGGAGACTATGATTTTGCCACTTCTGATTATGGGCAAAGTGTTTGGATATTAGATGGAAGCAATTATCTTCATGCAGGAGTTATTGCGAGTCATGACAATTCAAACAATACTATAGTTTTAGATAATATGAGAACTAATCTTACTCATTCTCAAGGAACTGCTGAATATATTTATTATGGTAGAACTATTACTAGTGCAGTATTTAAAACAGAAAGAAAGTATGGTGCAACTATTATTGATTTAGGTAGTAAAAATCAACACGGTGTATTAGTAGATAACTTAGTTACTACTGATATTTTAGATGCACCAACAGATAAAGATACAAATTCTACATATACTCCTAATCCATCTGAATGGGTTAATTGCTTTAGAAATTTCTCTAGGAATGCTTCTGATAGAACAAGCGCACACGCCAGTTATAGTCCTACTACAACCTATAAATTAATTCATGGAGATTTATCAGGGCCAAGAAAGTATTTATATTTTAAAGACAGCAAGGATAGAAACAATGGCGTAACAAACATAATTTCTCCTACAAATGTAAATAATCCACAGAACAGGATAAGTCAATTTGCTACTGTTACTTCTATAGATGAAACAGGTGTTAAACATCTTAAAATGAAAGAAGATGCAGATTTAAAAATATCTACTTCATTACATAGAGGAAGTTTATCTGAACATGAGTTGCCATATACTGCATCAACAGACACAACTTCTGGACAAAATATTATTTTACAACAAATAGAAGAAGGGTTTGATGCTAGAAACGATTCATTTTTATCAACAGGAGACATTGTAAGGTTAGAAAATACTTATTATAGAATATCAGCAATTGCAAGTCCCTTGACTGATTTAAAAACCCAACAAATAACAGTAGATAAAAAGAAACTACCTACTAAAAATACATGGGAAGCAGTAGGAACATTACCTAACATATCAAAGAAAAAAATATTTGTAAGGGCATGGAATGGAGGATTAACTGGTTCTATTCCAATAGATACCGAAGGAGTCTATAGTTCTAATAATCTTGCTAGACTAACAATTAATGGTAAAACCATAAGTAAAGAAAACACCGCCTTATATAATAATAAATTAGTTTTCTTGAATAAACAATTCTATGGGCATAATGTATTAATAGACTATGGTGACGCAGTTAACAAATATATAAAACTACAAAACCCTAATAAAAAGTTTTACGTCCCTTCCAATAATATTTCTTTCTTATATTATATGGAAGGAAACTACTCAATAGAAGACACAGTATTTCAAGGAACTGTTGAAGATATTTCTACTAAAAATGAACATGGTAATATGATATATACAGTTAGTGGAAGAGATAACATATCAACACTATTAAATAATTCTGTAAATAAAAACTTAAATAGAACTTCTGATATGGTATATTCTTCATTGCCCCCTATGTTAGATTTTAATGACCCACTAGACGGACAATATAATCTTGTTTCAATTCAAACTAATGGAGTTACTATAACAGACACTTCTGATGTATTACAGGCTTTGAATAAATATGACTTAGTATTCCATTATGCTGGAGGTAGTGACTATAGATTTATGGGAGAGGTATCTACTGCAACTGATAATAGTGGCACTACTGTAATAGTATTCACTCATAACAATAAAACTAATCCAACTAGTGGAAATAAACAACTTAAATTTGTAAGATTAGGTAAAACTTCAACATATCTATCTGCACTTAAAGCAGCAGGGGCGAATGTTCAAGCATCTGCACACCCAACAGAACTATCACATTTAGGAAACAATGGAATATCTTTTAACTCAGGTATTAAAAATTTATATAACGGGGCATCAAATACAAAGACAGACTTAATATATAGTTCAGCCACAGGTAGTTATTCAGAAGATGAAAGTTTAGGATATGACATAAATAGTATTAAGGCAATAGAAAGAGGAAAAGATTCTTCTTTTGCATTTAAACTTGCACATGAAACAGAAGCAGGTGTTAGTTTAAAACCGATGCAAACAACATCAGGATACTCTCCTTACAATGTTGTTTCGATGAATACAAAGGACGAGGCTAACTCTGTTATAAGTCTAGCACCCACTTTCCCATTAGTGCTAGGAAGTATAGAAACAAATAGTAGTGATACATTATTAGGTAGTGCTGGAACTACAGGCATGGCGGGCATTTATTTAGTAAACACTAATTTACCTGCGGGTGGGTTCTTGCACAGACTATCTTCAGAATTAGATTCTAATTATTACTTTGGTGATACAATATATAGATACACCGGACTAAATAAATTTAAAAAAGGAACTGTGAATGAAACACATACCAGCGTTTATAATAATAATAAGAACAAACAGAACATTCATGGATACTGTTCTGCATATAAAATAGATGAATCAGGGGCAATTAAAGCAATAACTGCAAGCACCGCTTTTGGTGGAGGAACAAACGCAGAAATGGGCGATTTAACACATTCACTAAAACCACTTAGAGAGTCTAATATATGGACTGGTTCTCATATGGGGTTAACTGGTGGTTCTTCTGTTAGAAAAGCCCCAACAGAATGGATAACAGAATATGATTCAAGCAATCCGGCTAATTGCGGTTCATATGCAGGTAATTGGACAGAACTAGAAAATATTGATTATCGCACAAAAACATATGATATTTTGGGATTAGGAGATATGTTCATAGATTCTAAATTAAGACACAATAACATTGCTTTTGCAGCAGATTCTCATGAATTTACTTCTTTTGGATTAATGTTAGAAGAAGACGGAAATAAGGGAGATTCTGTTTCTCATGAAAAATATACAGGTGATTCAAATATAATGGAACAAAGAGACATAGATTATGATAACATGACAATTAAATCTGCTTCTATTAGTCCATCTAGTATGAAAAGATTTGGTGTTATGAGGTTAGTAGAAGCAACATTTGATTGGCATTTCAATCCTGTAGACTATGAATCATTACCAAAGACAAATGCATTAGAAACTATTTCTCATTTAAAGTGGCCGAGAAGTAGAGTGCTTTATCATAATTTAACAGTAAACTATGACAACTTTGGTAGTATAAATAGTGGTTGGCTAACATTAAGCGGCAATGTATCTTTATCAGCAGGAGATATAATTTATAGAGGCAAAGATGGTACAGCACTAGCGGTTGCTCATAAAACAATTACAAATGATTCTTCTTTGACTGTTCACAATACAGATACGACTAAAGACCTTAAGATGCTTAGTTATGATGATGAAACAGATGCAAACGGAGATACAATATACATTGTAAGAGCAAAATTATTCAATACTTTAGCCCCACCTGAAGGAAAATGGGGATTAGATGAGGTGGGTAATAATGGATTATATATGCCAAATATGTATATGTCAGTTCCTATGGTTTATCGAGACTATCTTAGACATCGTTTATTGGTAGGAGTTAATTCTTCAACTAATAAATTAAATGGACATGACTTATGGATACCTTTAATTGGTGAATGTATAGACGGGGTTGCTGGAACAAACTATAATGCGGATGACAATAGAGGACAAATCTCAGGATTCCATCAAGCAAAGGATTGGACAGGCAATAGCAGCGAAACATATTATCATCCTTCTAGGATAGTAAATGCTATTACAAGACAAACCTTTGGTAGCAACTCAGATGGAACGCAGTATAAAACACATAACAATACGCATTTATACACCAGTTGTAACGTACTATTTAAAGACATGAAAAAGGTAACTAAACAAAAAGACGTAAATAAAGCATTTACACGTCCAACAAGTGCAGTAATTGATATTGATGCTGGTTGCATAAACACATGGTCTAATAGTCTTGGAACATATATTAGCACTAGTGGTGCATGGGATGAGATAGACCAACATAGTAGAGTTTTAAGGATTAATCAAAAACCTCCTGATGGACAAGAAATGACATATCTTGGAACTAAGACACGTTCACATTTCTTAGGGGAAGATAGTGTTAGAAGCGATTCTTCTAACTATGATTCTAGAAGTTGGAAACATACAGAAAACGATTGGGGTCTTAAAAAGAAGGGAGATGTATTCCAAGCACAGGCATTATTTAAACCAAAGATAGATTTTGATTCAGATACACTTAACGCGACTAGTTTTTCAATAACGTTAGATGAAAATTGTATTAATTCGTGGATAGACTATGTGCCAAACTTAAAAGGATATTATTTAGTATCAGACAAATTAGTAGGAACTAATTTAACATTACCAGATAAAGATGCTTTTGATGGAACTACTACTACTAATAGGTTAAAGGGAGAACCAGTATATATTGGAAAAATAATACATCATGGAGTAACAGATAGCAGCACTTATGCAGTTCATACTATTAAATTAGATACTACATTAAATACTGCTAATCATGGTAAAACATTCAGATTAATGAGGATTTCAGAAACTACATTTAAAGATACTCCTGATTACTTTGACCTAAATAAGATGTTTGATACTGGATTAAAATATGATTATCTCACTCAAAATTATATTACTGGTGATGAAGAACTAACTGATAGCGTGGTTGGATTTGGCAGTAGTGCAGATACATATACTACTTCTGCTGCAACTAATGATGATTTAATATATGAAGAAGGTTTATTTGCTATGTATTTATTATTAGATGTAGATTCAATAATAGATGGTAAACCAGATAGAAGAACCGTTGCACACGTTAGAGCCACTCCACCATTTAATAGTAATACATTTACAGGTGGGGAGTTTTATATTACAGACGGAGATACAGGAGAAGTTAAAGACTTAAGTATAGAATCAAGTACCACCAATGTAAGAATAACATATGATGGTGAGTTAAACGGTAAAGGAATTGTATCCTTTGGTGAAGTATTTAATATAACTACTCACGTTAAACCAAAGATGAGAAAGGCTCAAAGAGCATATATTGGAACCACATTTAATGTCGGAACAGATGCAGAAAAAGCAATGGAAGACATTTTAGAAGAAAACAATATTAATGTAGATACATCAGAAAAAGGCTTAGTATATACTACTAATATTGTTTCTCAAAATACTACAGGAACGACAATAACATTAGAAAACAATGCAATTAATGTTTCTGCTGGTGATGATATTTACAATCAAGATGGGAAGTTTATAGGTGAGGTAGCATCTACTTCTACTAATACAATAACATTAGCAGAATTAGATAGTGGAGGGGCTGATGTTGCATACAAACCTGTAGCCAATGATGAAATAACAGTCTATAATAGAAAACCATTAATAGTAAATTCAAGATTTACAGAACAAGATGTTTACGGAGCAATAAATTTCTTGGCTAATAAGAAAGGATTAGAATATCAGTTTGTTCAAAATTCTCCCGGAGAGATGAGAATTAAAGATGCCTATGATTATGATAGTAAAAGAAAGTTTGACATTTCATATAAATCAGGAACTGTGTTAGAAATAGAAAAGAATGAAAATATGTTTGATAAAGCAACAAGAGTAGTTGTTATTGGAGATAGTGTTAAGGCTGAAGCAGAAATACCTGTTACTAAAGGAAAAACAAAAACTGTTAAAGTAATTGACCCAAATATTACAAGCGTTTCAGAAGCAAGAATTAAAGCAGAAAAGACATTAACTGCACATAAACAAAAAGCAAAAAAGATACAAATTAAAATGGATAGAACTGGTTATGAAATGATGAAGCCCGGAGATAGGGTAACATTAACCTTTGAAACGCATGACATTAAAAATGAAGAGTTTACTGTGTTTGAGATTGATAATGTAATGTCTAATGTAACTACTGTAACTGTGGGAACATTTAATAAGACAATCGCTGAGAGACTATCAGAACTAGGGGTGGAGCAAAAAACTGGCTTTGGAACCCTATTTACTAAGAATGCAGGAGAAACTATTAAGATTCATTATGAAATGGAAGATGTCTTATTGAAGGAAACTTCTCTTAAATACCAAGTATCAACTCCGGGTGGAACATTATCGGGGTGGAATACTACAATAGGACATATATCAACAATAGGTTCAGGAACAGATACAGTCACAACAACGGAGATAAAACTATGATAATAGACGCGGGAAGAGTTGCTTTAGGCAAAATGATTAAAGGTGAAACAGTAAATGCATTCACATATATAGACGTAGGAGATGGTAGAGATTCTTCTTCTGCTTCACAGACAGAATTGGATAATAGTGTATTAGCACAAAGAAAATCAGCAACACCCACTTTAGTCTCTAATATATTAATTTACTCAGTAGATTTTACAGGTGCAGAATTAGGTAGTAATAAGATTTCTGAATTAGGTATTTTTAATGCACAGACTGGTGGTGATATGTTAAGCCGCGTTACATTTAATAGCATTGGCCCCATAGGGGCAGACGAGACTATTAGTTTCAACTTTAGGATGGAGGTCGTCTAATGGCAACAAATCCGAAGTTTATCAGCACTTTGTCTAATGCTATTGATGGAACGAGTGGAAACAACGATACTGAGCATATACAGGACGGAACAGATAAACTCCATTCGGGCATAATCAATACTTTAAACATTGGAACAGGATTATCTTTTGTAATACATGGTGGAGACATTACACAAAATAGCGGCGGTTCTTCATATACTCGATTTAATATAACTGAAATTAAATACCTTAGAGATGGTAAATTAAACACAGCAAGCGCAGTTACTAACCAAGAACCCACTTGGGCAGTTAATAGTTCAAATGACTGGTATGGTTTAATTGTAATAGCAGATGGTAGTCAAAGTGGAGAAAGCGCAAATACAATTAAATTTAGAGGAACATCCACTTTAGGAGCCAATAATTCTAAAACTGCTGTTCCTAAACCCGGAGATATTCCTGTAGCAGTAATTCAAATTGCTAAAGGAAGCGCAGCCAAAGCAACAGATAGAAAGATTCAGTTCTTAGGTATAGGTAAATCTTCTCAATCAATGTCTTTCTTCGGTTCTAACTATACAGAAGACCTAAGAATAAATGATGATGGAACTATCACTAAGGGTTCTGGAACGATTACTTTCCCTGCTACAACAGGAACCGTTGTAACAACAGGAGATACAGGAACAGTTACCGAAGCAATGTTAGCGGCTAATTCAGTAGATTCATCAGAACTGAAAGCAAATTCAGTAACCACTTTGAAAATAGCATCAGATGCAGTAACTTATGCTAGAATGCAAAACGTTACTAATGCAAGAATGTTAGGTAATAATGCTGGCTCAGATGGTAATGTTACAGAAATGACAAAAGCAAATGTTTTATCTTTCCTTAATGTAGAAGACGGTGCAGATGTAACTGACGAAACAAACGTTAAAGCAATATTAGCAGCACTAGATTCTACCGACACATTATACATAGGAGATACTGATAATGATACTAATGTTGAAATTCGCGGTAACTTAACTGTTCAAGGAACACAAACAGTAGTTGATACTGTTACCATGAATGCTTCTAATGCTATTGTTTTTGAGGGGGCTACGGCAGATTCATTTGAAACAACATTAACGATAGAAGACCCTGACCAAGATAATACAATTACATTACCTGATACAACAGGAACAGTAGTATTAAAAGATTCAACAGATATTTTAACCAACAAAACGATTGACGCTGATGGAACAGGTAACTCTATTACAAATATAGAAGACGCTAACATAAAATCTGGTGCTGCAATTAATGCAAATAAACTTGCAAACGGAACGATAAGTAATACTGAATTTCAATACCTAAACGGAGTAACAAGTGCTATTCAAACACAATTAGATGGAAAATCACCCACAACCGGACATTCAAGTATAGCAACAGTTGGAACAATAGGAACAGGAACATGGCAAGGAACTGCCGTTGCTGATACTTATGTTGCTTCTGCTTCTACTTGGAATGCTAAACTTTCTCCAACAGTAGGAGATTATACCGACTTAGGAGATGATATACAAATAGGTAGCGACTTTATGTTGTTGTTCGATGATAGCGCATCAGATGTAATGAAAAGAGCAAGCATAGATGATATACTAGGAAAGATTACTTCTTCTCAATTAGCAGGCTCAGGAAAGGTTTGGGCTACTTTACCTGCTAGTGGTGCAGAAGTTAACGTTCAATCAGATTGGAATGCTTCTAGCGGAGATGCAAAGATTCTTAATAAACCAAATGTGCAATATACATCAGCCATTCCAAATGCTACTGCTTCACAAACTGGTTTAGCAACTTCAACTCAGATTACCAAATTAGATAGTATTGAAGCAAGTGCTGATGTAACAGACGCAACAAATGTTACTGCCGCAGGTGCATTAATGGATTCAGAAGTAACTAATCTTGCGTTTGTAAAGGGACTAACATCTGGTATTTCTGATGGTAATGTTCTAGTCGCCAACGCTAATGTAGCGGATAATGATTTCTTGAAGATTGACGGAACATCTGTTGAAGGAAGAACTGCCGCAGAAGTCAGAAGCGACTTAGGTATTAGTGATGATGAAATAATAGATTGGACAATAGACCAAGGTTCAACTAATATTCATTCTGGTAACTATACTGATACTAATACATGGAGAACAATTACAGCAGGTGGTAATACTCTTAGTAATACTGAAGACTTAGACTTTGTTGCAGGGTCAAATATTACCATTACTGAAAGTGGAGGCGATATAACAATTGCTTCAACAGATACTAATACTCAACTAAGTCAAGAGCAAGTTGAAGATTATGTAAATGGATTAATTGTTGCAGGTTCTAACATCACCAAAACTTATGATGATGCAGCAGGGACTTTGACAATTGCTTCAACAGATACAAACACGCAATTATCAACTGAACAAGTTCAAGATATTGTTGGGGCCATGTTTACAGGAAACACAGAAACAAACATTACTGTAACATATCAAGATGATGATGGTACAATAGACCTTGCTGCTTCAAGTGGTAATATGGTTGATGATACTTCACCACAATTAGGCGGTGACTTAGACTTAGTAACACACGATTTAATTACTACTTCTAATAGAGATATAAACTTAAAACCTCATGGAACAGGTAAAGTTGTTATTACTAATACAGTAGATAGTGCAACTGCTGGCCCTATTTTAGAATTATATCGTGACCATGATGGAGAAGCAGATGGCGATGTAATAGGAGAAATAGCATTTAGAGGGCCGGGAGGTGCAACAGGTGATGATATTTATGCTTCTATAACAACAACAATGATTGACTCATCTAACTTAAGTGGTGATGGAGAATTAGCCTTTAGCGTATTAAAGAATGAAACTTTAACAAAACTAGTTGGTATTAAACCTAATCTTTGGGGAGCAGCCCCCGGCTTTAGTCTCTATAATCAAACAAGGTTGGCTTTGTGGGATGATAATAATACTAATTATGTAGCATTTGAAACACCTTCTGATGTTACGTCAAGTTATACTCTTACATTACCCGGTGATGATGGTTCTGCTAATCAGGTGCTAAAAACAGATGGAAGCGGAGCCTTATCTTGGGTTAATCAAACTACTAATACTAACACTCAAAATGCATATGCTACATCTTTCGTAGATTCTTCTGATGATATATTATTGAGATTAACACAAAGCGGTGCAGGTTCAGGCACTCAAGATATTAAGTTTAATGCAGGTTCTAATATTACACTAACACATACTGATGCTAACAACATAACAATCGCATCAACAGATACCAATACTAACACTCAAAATACTTATACCTCTTCTTGGGTAGATTCAACAGATGATGTATTACTGAGATTAACTGCTGGAGGAGCAGGTTCTGGAACCCAAGATATTAAACTAGTTGCAGGTAGTAATATTACTTTAACTCCTTCTGGAAGCGATATGACAATTGCATCAACTGCAAGTGGTGGAGATGTTGTTGATGATAACTCTCCACAATTAGGTGGTAATTTAGATTTACAATCAAATACTCTTATGAGAAGTGGTGGCCCTACTACTAGCATAGGATTCAATTCGTTAGGGTATATTGATATGATTGATACCCATGCTAGTGCTATTAAAGGCCCAGTATTACGATTATTTAGAGATTCTTCAAGCGTGGCTGACGATGATGCAATAGGAGCATTAGAATTCTGGGGTAAACATGATGGAAGCGGAAGCGCAGAACACCTATATGCTTCTATAAGTACCATAATAAAAGATATGACTGATACCACCGAAGATGGTGAACTGTCTTTTAATTTCTCTAAGAGTGGAGTAGTAGTTCCCGCAATGAAAATTGACATTGACGGTGTTCATCTAACTTATGAGAGCGCAGGATTAAATTTCAAAAAGGGTTCTTATAATGCTAAAATTAAAGCACCCGGCACGTTAGACGCAGATTATACTCTAACATTGCCTTCAACAGATGGTAATTCTAACCAAGTGTTAAAAACAGACGGTAGTGGTGGATTAAGTTGGGTTGACCAAACTGCTTCTGTAACAGTTACAGATAGTAATGCAAATACTGACTTCCCTGTTGTGTTCCATGATGAATCAAATGGGCTATTAGATGATACAGGTGCTTTACGATATAATCCAAGCACCGGAACATTATTAGTTCCAAATCTAAGTGTTTCTGGAACAACAACGACTGTTAATACTGTTACTATGGAAGCAGCAAATGCAATCGTGTTTGAAGGTGCAACTGCTGATGATTATGAAACTACATTAACTATTACAGACCCAACTGCTGATAGAACTATTACTTTACCTAATGCTAGTGGAACAGTATCTTTATCTGATACTCAATATGACTTTACTGTTCCCGGCGGTACAACTGCGCTAAGATTGGGTGGTGCTACTGCAAGTGGTAATAATAATGATGATATTACTTTAACAGGTGGAGCAGGAGTTGATATAGCAAGAACTAGCGAAACACAATTAACCTTTACAGTAGATATGTCAGAAATAATTGACAATGCTGGTAATAATAAAATATTAACGGCTAAATCTGCATCAGGCACAGATATAAATGCAGAAGGAAATCTAACCTTTGATGGTAGTGAATTAGATTTAGTTGGTAGATTCCACATTGATAGAAACGTAGACTCTAACGTAGATGCAACTGCTTCTGCTGGTATATATATTGATTATGATTCTAGCGGCTCAACTACTCTTGACCAAGATAACGAACATTATGCTATTTATATTGACCAAGATAACTCAGTAACCGCAGGTGTTCCCGGTGGTAATGAACAAAGAATGGCAGGTGTTTATGTTGATTCAAGACAATCAGGAGATGCAAACTACCAAGTAGGGTTTAGGTCTTATATGGAATATGAACCATCTACAGACCAAGATATAGCATATGTTGCAGGGAATTACAACTTTGTAGGGTCTTACATGACCCATGCTAGTGCTTCCGTTGCTGATTTATATGGAACATATAATAGAGTAAATCTTAACAATACAGGAACGAATACAGAAGCCTATTCTCAATATAATTATCTTGAAGTTGATGCTAGTAGAGAATCCAATACGGGTACTTTGTATGGAACCTATAGCCTTCTAGTAACAGAAGCCGATAATAGCAATAGCATCTCAACAGGAAGCGTGTTCGCTAATAGAGCGAGAATAGATTGGAATGATACTAGTGTTACTTCAGCCACTACTTATTTAGGTTACTTCGATTATGGAGATAAACTTGGGATAACTAATGCATGGGGATTATATGTTACAGGTGAAGATAAAAACCATATCTCTGGGCCTGTAAGTATAGGCACAACAAGTAATAGTGCTAAACTTCATGTTAATACATCAGGAGATACAGATGCATTCCGTGTTGAT